AACGTCACGGGCACGTACGCGGACGTCCAGAAGGACGCCTCGGACGCCATGCAGTCGTTCAGCGTGCAGCTCGAGGTCGTGACTTCAGAGATGAAGGAAGTCATGGCCGACGAGCTGTTCCCGGTGGTCCGGGACCTTGTCCCCGAGATGAAGGAGTTCGTGCCCGTGGTGGGGCGCGCAACGCGGATGCTCATCGACTTCGCCAGCGTCGCAGCCGAGCACCCATTTGCGACGATCGGCACGTACATGGCCGCGCAGGTAGCGGCCGAAATCGGCAAGGCCCAGCTCGCCAAAACCCTCGAAGAGGGCATCTCGAGCCGCCTCGCCGGCGCGGGTCTCGTCGTCGGTACGATCGCCGCGACCATTGCCGCGGCCGAGCTCTTCGTCGCGTCGATGGAGCAGAAGGCCAAGGACGACGTCAACGCAGCCGCGAAGCGCGCCGAAGAGGTGCGGTCGCGCGCCTCGCAGGAAATCGCCACGCAGGGCAAGCTCTCGCCAGAGACGCGCGCCGCGCTCGAGCAAACGGGCGCCGCAGAGTCCAAGTCGCTCGCCACCGCCCATTCGGCACTCCAGAACTACGGCGTTGGCGACTTCATTCGTCGCGGCTTCAACAGCCTCACGGGCGGCGACGAGAACCTTCAGCAGCTCACGACGCTTGGCGAAACCGCCAAGAACGAAGGCTTCAACAAGGGTGCAGATGAGACGAAGCGCCTGCTGATGATCGACGACCTGGCGAAGCGGTACGGTCAGAGCGCGTCCGATGCTTTCAAGCAAGGCGTCGAGGAAGCGGCTGACGCCCTTAAGCAAAAGATCGAAGGCGCGCAAGCTCCACCCAATCGCGGCAACGCTCCCTCCCCCGTCAAGCCATGACAGACGTCTTTCGCCTGCTCCCCCCGTTCCAGTGGCGCGGGCGAAAGTACCCGGTCACCGCGCGTTCGGTGTCGTTCGCGCACGACGGCGCAGATCACAAGCTTCAGTATCGCGACGACGAGATCGTCGAGCAGCTCGGTGCGCAAGGCCTGACGTTTTCATACACGGTCCCGATGCGGGAAGGCATCGCGCGGGGCCCCTACAAGTCGCTCTTCAACGAGGGCTTGCCGGTCCTTTTCCGCGACGTGCGCAATCGGTCTGCAGACGCGCTGATCGACCCGGTTTACGGCGAATTTCGCTGCGTCCCCAAGTCGTTCAACGACGATTCAGACGTCAACAAGCGGGACGGCACAGACATCCGGCTCGAGTTCAAACTGAGCCCCGAGCTCGGCAACGCCGATCCGGAACTCGCGCAAACCATCACGGGAATCCAAGGCCTCGTCTCCGACGCCGGCGCGCTCGACGAAGAGGTCAAAGCCGCCGACTGGGCGCAAGAGCCATCGCCCGAGGGCATGACCGACGTCCTCAGCGCGATCAACGGCATCGGCCAGCAGGGGCTCGCGCAAGTCGACAAGCTCTCGGCTGCGCTCGATGACCTGGCGTTCAAGTGCGAGAAGATCGAAAAGACCGCGGACCGCGCCGAGAACCCGCAGAACTGGCCGCTCCGCAACAGCGCGCGCCGCGACCGTGAAGCCGCGCTGCGACTGAAGCGCCGGCTCGCCGAAGATCCGGCGCGCAAGATCGTGCGCGTCACGCGCCGCACCGCCACCACCGTGAGTTCACTTGCGGCCGAGCTCGGCATGAGCGTCGTGGATCTCATTAAGCTCAATCCCGCGCTCGCGCGCTCGCCCATCGTGCGCCCCGGGACGCCATATAGCGCCCCACAGGCTCGATGAACGAGCAGCTCCCTACGCCGCTGCGCGTGCGGTTCGAAGCGCTCGCGCGGCCCGAAACCGACCGGATCAAAGACTGGAGCATCGACTCCGACTTTTTGGTCAGCACGGACGGCTTCAGCTTCACGCTGTACGACGACGATCCGCGGCAGTTGATCGGACTCGAGCTCCAGCCCATCGAGCTCACGGTAGGCGGGCACAGCCAAGGCTTTGGGCGAATCGACGCCACGGACATCGGCGATGACGGCGGCGCGGTCACGTGCGAGGGCCGCGACTATCTGAGCGACCTCGTCGAGTGCAATACCGACCCCGCGCTCATCCTCAAAGAGGGGATGACGCTTGGCGATTTCATCACGCTCGCCGCGTCACCCGTCGGGATCGACGCGGTGATTTCGTCCGACGACGTCGCCATGCAAGACGTGCGGGCCGGCGTGAAGGTCCGAAAGAAAAAGGGCGGGACCGCACAGCTCAAGCAGCTGAAGCTCGACGACTACAAGCCCAAGCCCGGCCAGGGCATCTACGAATTCTTGAACAACGTCGTGTCGCGCCACCGGTGCACGATGCAGCCGGGCCCGGATCGACAGACGATCCTGATCGTCGCGCCAGACTACGACCAAGAGCCGATCGGCAAGCTCATCCGCACGCGTGACCAAGCGACCGGCACGGCGAACAACATCGTGTCCGGCCGCGCGCGGCGCGACTTCTCGAGCTTTCCGACCTACACGATCGTCCAAGGTATCGCGGCTCGGAACGGCGAAAAAGGCGACAACGCCACTCAGTCGTTCGGGACGCCTGAGGGCGTTAAAGAGCTTACGGACATCCTGCAGGCCATCGCGATCGACGTGCGGCGCAAACCCGGCGAGGGCGCGGCACTGGGTCTCGCGCTCTATCGGCTGCTCGTTTTCCGTGACGACGAGGCCCGCAACGCCGACCAAATTCTTGCCGCGGCAAAGCGCGCGCTCGCCGAACGGCTCAAAGACACGCTCGTCTACACGGCGACACTGCGCGGTCATCAGGACCCCGACACCGGCGCGATCTACTCGGTCAACACGATGATCCACGTCGACGACGAGATCACCAACGTTCACGAGCCACTGTGGATCAAGCAGCGGACGCTCAGCTACTCCAGGCAGAACGGCGCGCAGACTCGCATTGTGGCGTGGCGCCCCGGCTCGTTCGTTCTTTGAGGCACACCCATGGGAATGGCTGAAATCGTCGTCTTGGGCGCGAGCGTCCAGAACGACAACGGCGTGCCGCTCGTGCAAGCGCTGTTGCCCGTCGGCAATAGCGTCGACGACGTCGAGCCGTTCGGCGAAGTCGACATTTTCCAATCGCTCGGCGTTTCGTCTTTGCCGTGGCCAGCCGATGAGACCGGACACGCCGAGGGCTTGCTGCTCCGCAACGTCGGCAACCGCAATGCGGTGCTGGTCGGCGGGCGCGACACCCGCACCGCCAAGGCGATCGGCAAGCTACATCCCGGTGACACGGTCCTGCATTCGACCGGGCCGAACCAGGCCGCGCAGGTCCAGTGCAAGGAAGATAAGCGCCAGGTCGTTCTCTACACCGTCGACAACTCCGAAGAAGGCGTTGTCGTGATGGTCGACGGCAAGAACGACAAGGTGCAGATCCTCGGTTTCGGGATGGTTTGGGAAATGTCGAAGGAACACGGCTTCACGATGAGCAACGGTGAAGCGTCCTTTCTCCTGCAAGGCAACAAGCTCTACTTCAACGGAGAGATATCGCTACCCGGGATGCTACCCGGGATGTGCCTGATGCAGGGTCCAGCCACCGGATCCCCTGGCGGCGCGGCCTCCGTGCCGCTGCTTCCCGTGCAGGGCGTCGGCAAATGAAATGAGCTGCAACTTCCGACTGCCAGCGGTGAGCGTTCCAACGCTTGGGCTGCCGATCTTCCGCCTTCCGCAGCTGCCAAACTTAGCTCTAGACCTCGAACTACCGAGGCTGCCGCAACTTCCGCGCTTGAACCTCGCGGTCCTCGGGCTGCCGCAGTTTCGCCTTCCGAGGCTTCCGACAATCAGTCTCGATCTGGACCTTCCGCGATTGCCGCGGTTGCCGGTGATTGCGATTCCGACGCTAGCATTGCCAGCATTCCGCCTACCGCGGCTGCCGCACGTCGACGTCGAATGCCCATTCGATCAAGCAGCCTAGGGAACAACAAACGTTACCGTTTTTGCGATGAAGCTCGAGGCTGATGTGCCCGAACCACACCAGGTCGCAACCGTGCCGTCATCGCGCAAAAGGAGTTGCGCGCTAGTTTCACTGAAGTATCCGGGCGGAGCGAGAGTGGGAGACCTCTTGGCGATGTCCTCGTCGAAGGTGAGGACCACGCGAATAGCGGACAGCTCCGCTTTGGTTTTTCCCGGAAAGGCATGATCGGCGAAAAAGATGTGGGAGCCTGGCGCGTACTCGATGTCGATGTCGCAAGGCTCGTCGAAGCTGGTCGGGCCGGTCGGCTCCGCAGCGTCCGCATCCGGCGTCGGGTCGGTGATGGCGTCCGCGAGCGCATCACGAAGCCCGCTGTCTTGCGAACTGCCGCCTTGCGACATTCCGCCGGCGCCAACACCCCCACCCAGCGCCATCCCATTCCCGGCGCTCGAAACATCGTTCCCAGCATCGGCGACGTGAAGCGGCGCCTTTCCGGGCGCCCCGCTGCACGCCACAACAAGCACGTAGACCAAGACCGAACCACCGAGCCACTCCAGAATCCGCCGCATCCTTGCACTGGTATGTCTCGTGGCGTCGGTCAGCAAGCCCGCGCAACCGTTCAGCCCGCTAACGGCGGATTCCGCTGGTCTGCTTGTAGAGCACGTCCGCGAAATCCGGGTCCACGCCTACGAACGCATCCGTAAAAACCCGCACACCGACTTCGTCCGGCCACTGTTCGACGAGCACGTTCGCGCCCTTGAGCAACCCCTCCTCCATCGCGCAATAGATCTTCACACCCGAGGCGTAAGGCCACTGACGCACGACGCGATGCTTCCCGAACGCCGCGCAATCCAGCTTGAGTTGCCGAAAGCCGCAGAAGAAGATCGCCGCATCGGGCACCGACTTCGCGTAGTCGACTGAGTAGAACAATGCAGGGTCGTCGGCGCGGTAGTAGGTGGCTGCGCAGATCTTGTGCGGCGTGTCGCAATCACGCCTGAGCCGATTGTAGACCTTCGGATCGTGCAGGGCACTCGCCGCCCAGGCCTCGAACGCTTCAACGCGACCGTCGAGCGCGGTCGGGGTGAGCACGGGAGCTGCGCCCGGCATTGGCGGCGCCACAGCCTCACCCGTGCACGCCACGCAGCAAAGACCCACAACGAGCGCCCGCATGACCGGCAAGGCTACGAGCGCTCCGAGCCAACAAGCAACCCCATGCCCTCCCACACCTTGAAGGCGCGTTTCGCCACCCACAATGCCCGCGTCAGCGCCGCGCTCTCGCGAAGAACGCCTCCTGGAATACCTTCCAACGCTGAGGCGTCGGGAGCTCGTTCAGAAGCTCCAACGCAATCCCGAACAGATACGCGGCCTGCGCGTCCCCGGGGTAGTGGGCCGAAACATCCTCGATGACGACCAGCGCCTCCGCGGCCGCGTGGTCGTACTCGATCGCCGTCTCGGTCGCGCCAAGCATGCGCTCCTGGATGGCTGCCAGTAGGGCGGCCTGGAGTCGCAAGGCCTCGGCGTTCACGCCCTCAACCTGACCAATCCTCGACTGCACCGCAATGGCTGGCTTCGGACAGACGCCCTTTGGGCTCACGCCGTTTGGCATTGGCACGCCCGCCGACGCTCCCGGGCAGCCCACAGGGCCCGCCGGCTGCCGGTACATCAACCCGGCGACCAAGGACTATCAGGTCAACCCCGCGACCCGGCAGTTCGCGCAGATGCCCGCACTGCGGCAGCGCGTGCTGCTCGCGCTTTCGACTGACTACGCCTCGATCACCGTCAACCAGACCTTCGGACTCAAGAAGCCGCGCAAGATGGGCGACACCTTCGTCGCCGAAATGAAGGCGTGGGTCCGAGCGGCGCTCAAACACCTGACCGATGTCGAGAAGGTTATGAGCCTCGACGCGGTCATCGTCGAACGCGGCTCGGGTGGACGCTCACGCACCACCGTCGTGTTCACAGATCTTGCGACAGGCGCCCAGGACACCGCCACCACGACCAGCTGACGCATGGCCGATCTATTCCAACCCCCGAACGCGGCCTACCTACGCGATCAGTTTCTGCGCGATCTGCGCCTCGGAGCCATCGATGCGAACCTAGCGGAGCCGCCTACGCAGCCCGGCACCGATTGGTATCTCCTCGGCGACGGCGTCTCGAACATTTCGATCCTCGGCTTTGCCAACCTCGAGCAATCCGAGTCCGCGCAGAACATCCTGACCGCGACTGGCGACGATCTCGAAGAGCTCAGGATCGCCGAAGGCTTGCCCGAAGTCCCACCGGCACCCGCGACCGGCAAGATCGTGATCACGGTCTTGGGCGCGACGACGCTCGCCGACGGGCAAAAGTTCCTCTATCCGAACGGCAAAACGGGCAAGGTCGTGGGCACGTACGTGGGCCCGGCGAATGGCACCGAGGTAAACGCCATCGCGATCGACACCGGCTCGGTCACGAACCTCGGCGCCGGTGAGACGGTGCGTTTCATCTCGCCCCCCGTGAACATCGCCATCGAGGCCAAGGTCTCAACGAGCGCGCCACTCACGGGCGGTACAGACGAGGAAAAGGACGACCGTAAGCGCGACCGCATTCTCAACTCACGGCGCAACAAGCCGGCGGGCGGCAACTGGGCGCACCTCCGCCAGATGGCCCTCGATGCGCTCGGCAGCGTGCAGGATTGCTACGTCTACCCGGCGCTCGGCGGTCCGGGCTCGGGCAAGGTCGTACCCGTCAAGGACATCGACCCCGACAACCTCGACTTCTCGCGCACGCTATCGAGCACGGCGCTAGGCCTGATCCGCGCGGCCATTCAGTCGCAGATGCCGAATCCCCAGCAGGTCGTGATTCAGGCCGCGAACGACTCACCGGCAGACTTCACGCTTCAGCTCGAGCTTCCCGCGAGCGCGCTTTCGGGCGGCAATGGCGAGGGCTGGACCGATGCGACGCCGTGGCCACCGCTCGTCGTTGGCGACGCAGGGCGCGTCAGCATCTCGTCCGTCGGAGCGAACCTCGATGCCCTGACGCTCACCGCCGGCACAAGCACAGCGCCCGTCGACGGCCTCACGCACGTGTCTTGGTTTTCGAGCGCGGACCGCAAGGTCTATACGGCGCTCGTCACCGGCCATTCCGGCTCCGCGGGCGCGTGGGTCGTGAACCTCGATCGTCCCCTCGTCGACAAGACCGGCGCCGGACCGACCATCGGCGATTTGGTCTCGCCGACCGCGCAGAACATCGAGCACTACGCCGCGACTTGGATCGACATCATGCGCAAGCTCGGTCCCGGCGAGAACACCGCGGATCCGGCGCGGCTTCCCCGGGCCAAGCGCCATCCGTTCACGAATGACGAAGACCCGTCGTCGATCACGCGTGCGGTGCTGGGCAAGTTCACGAGCGCGCACCCGGAGATGAGCGACATCGCGATCGCCTATGCATCGCCGAGCGCTCCCGCCGTGCCCGCGAACGTCAAGACCGCGCCCAACATCCTGATCCCGCGCAGCTTCGCGATCTACTCCGTTTGAGTACACGATGATCATTCCCGCTGGAGCACCGCCGTGGCTGCGGTCGAACGACCTCACGCACTACGGCGGCGACGTCAATAAGCAGAATTACCTCTCGCGCGGAGTGATCGATGCCCTGACGGACGTCGGGGCAGAGCAGTTCTCCCGGATGGCTGCCGATCTCGCAGCTCTGCAGCGCACCGCGGCGTTCTGTGAAATCACACTGCGCTGCAACGATACCTCGCCAGCTGCGCCGACGTTCGAGTTCGTCAACATGATGACGGGCGTTGTTTCGCTGGCTTACGCGGGCGACAACGCCCCGTCGGGGTTCCCGTCCGGGGCTCGAGTCGGCGACGGTGATGTCACTGTCACGTTCGCGAGTGCGTACGCGGATCCATACGGCGTCAGCGCGGCATTTGGGCTCACACATGTCACTACTGAGGTGATTGCAGCCTCGGAAGCGGGCCCGCGCGCGAAGCCGTTCTACACGATCGGTGACACGTTGCTGGAGCTCAAGGCTACGGACAACAGCGGTACACCGATCCAAAACGCCCGTATCGTGCTTGTGGTCTACTAATGCCCTTCGGCGCGCTTGCACCGCTCCCGATCCGCCTTGGCGGGTCACCGACAGAGGGCTGGGCAGCACGACAGCACGCACGTGCTGCGGCCGAACTGGTGATGCTGTGGCGCACGCTGCCGTTGGCGCTCGTAACCTTCGAACGCTCGACAGCCTACCCGGACGGCGCGGTCGTACGGTACAACGGGCGCAATGGTGTCGGGCCCCTGCACGCGCCAACGCTCACGCAAACTGATTCGCCCGACGGGTTCCTTTGGGAGCTCGAATGGGCGCGCAGCTACGAAGATGCCTTCGGTGTCCAACAGCGTTGGACGCTCCGACACGCGAACACGACCGGTCACTTTCTGCTGCCAGGGTTCGCCAACACCTTCGACTCACAAGTCGTGCCCGGGACAACCGGGAAGGTCTCGTTCAAGCTCGGCACCAACGCGACGCCCTGGCGAGCCACGTGCGTCGTGTACGGCTCATGGGGCGACGACCGCCAAATCGGCACCTACGGCGGCGAACCCGACAAGCGCGACAACACGACCGAGGCGGACGAGCCCTACGCGGCCCAATGGCTCCGCGAAATCCAGGCGATGCGGGGCTCCGCGTATACGAAGGACCGCGGCTCCCTCGTCGACGTCGAGAACGTGGCGCTGGCCCGTCACTTCGCAGCTGTTTGGAGCCGAACGCCCGAGAAGTTCCGCGCGAACGCGACGCCACGGCGCGCTGATGAGCGGCTCGAGTACTGGCGTAAGGTGCTTGGCGTAGCGCGACGCGCCACCGATCCGGACTGGAAGCTCCGGCAGAACTGTTCCGCTCACTACCAGGCCGCGCAGGGACCGCGCCTCGACGTCATCGAGTCATCGCTGCGGACGCTGCTCGGCGAAGCCTTCGTGGCTCTGCACACGCAGACCGGCAACGACCTCGACGCGCCGCCCACGCTGACGTTCTGGCCAATCATCAACCCCGGCCCGGCCGCGTACGACATCGGTGGCGGGTGCTGGTCGAGCGAGCGCTCGCACCTCACGGTGGAAGTCCGACAACCCAGTGGGATGTCGAATAGCGACTTCTCGAACCTGCTCAACGTCCAGATGTTCCAGCTCCTCGACGGGCTCTTGCCCGCGTGGGCGACGTTCGATTGGACGACCGGTGACGGGTTCCTGCTCGACATCTCGCAGCTCGACTTCGCAGGCATGACGACATGAGTCTTCTTTCGCTCTACCGCGATCCCAATCCGCTCGGCTTTGGCTTCGGCGCTCGCTTGCCGAGCGCGACCGAGAACGAGCAGCTCCGCGGGCTCCGCCAATACAAGCGCGCCATTCAGGGCATGGTCGCGAACAATTTCGGCGTGCCGTCGATCGCGACCGCATCGTCGAAGCCCGTGCTTGCCGTCGCGTACGACGCGAAATTAGGCCTCTACATCGCGACTTATGAAACTGCGAGTGGCGTCCCGGCGCTCAAGAGCAGCGTGGGCGCTCAACTGTGGGCGTCGCGCTCCCTGCCCGTGAGTTCGAACTTCACGCCCGGCATTGCTGCAAGCTCAGGCGCGGGCCTTTTCGTGATCGGGGCAGGAATCCCGGGCGCCGCGACGGCCACGAAGTACCTGACCAGCCCGGACGGCATCACATGGACCGCGCGCTCGAGCGCGACGTCGAGCGTCGACCAGATCCGAGCTTTGACTTGGGCGCCGTCGGCCAGCAAGTTCATCAGCGGATTCGGGCTGGGCAAGATCGAGACGTCTCCGGATGGCGTCACGTGGACGAGCCAGACGTCACCCATTGCCGCGAGCGCGGGCAATGGCTGGGTCGACTCCGCGGTGAGCGAGTCGCTGATCGTCATGATGGGGCCGCAAGACGGCACTTACGCGACCAGCCAGGACGGCGTGACGTGGACGCTTCGCCACTTCCCCAACAACGATCATGTCCTGCAAGTCGTCTACAGCGCGGACCTGCAGCTTTGGATCGCGATCGGATTGAACGGCTCCACGAATGAGCTCTACACGCGCCCCGACGCCATCACGTGGACGCTGGGCACGATGCCCGCGGATGCGACCGACGTGATCACGGGCCTCGTCGAGCTCTGCGGCGCGCTTGTGCTCGCTTACTGGAACTCATCGCTTTCGAGCATCCAGAACATGGCCGTTTCGTTCGATGGCGGCGCGACCTGGACTTCGTCCCTGCATCTCTCGAGCTCGACGAGCAACATCGCGACGTACCTGTGTGATCGGCGCATCGCGCTGACCCTCGACGACACCGTGATTTTGGGCATCGGCATCTGATGACCGAGCTGCGGACGATTCCTCAGTTTCCCGTGCCGAAGCGGGAAACGCAGCTGATCTTCAGCCTGGCAAGCGGTGCCAATTTCGCACGCATCTGGGTCACGGAGGCCCCGACGGGATCCGCTCTCAAACAGCAGCTCCTGAAGGCCACGCTGAACCGCGTTGAGGTCGCGACCACGAATGGCGGCGAAGCGTTCCCTTGGAAACAGATCTTCGACGTTGGTGGCAAATACACGCTGATCGTGCAGGAGTATCTGAAGGGGAGCGGCTACGGCGGCGGCTACGAGGGCGATCCCAACGGCGCAGAATCTGAGACCAAGATCGGTGGGGAAAACACCATCGCGCTGTTTATCGGACAACGTCTGACGCAAAAGATCGGGCCGGGCTCGGACAGCGCGACACTCGTGCTCTGGGTGTGGGACACAGTGATTCGCCGCACGACGCTGGCGTTTCATGGCGAGGAATCGCCGGCCATCGTCGCGCAGAGCCCGTCACCCAAGGCCCGCACCGCGATCGAGTCAGCGAGCGTTCGTGCGGCACTCGTTGCGCTGCGCGACATCGAGGCCTCTGTCGCGGTCGGCTCGATGGGGCCGTTGGTCAGCGACTACGTGATCCGTTGGAACTTCCACGTCACCAACACGGGCTTTCACGCGAACGGGGACACCAATAACGAATTGCCGGTCGGGCTCGCGAACGCTTCGACGCCCAGTGACCTGCAGACATTCGTCAACACGGCGCTCGCCAAGATGCGCGCGCACTTTAGCAACGACAACGGACAAGGCGTCGACTCAGCGGATTACCACAATCCGTCGGCGAGCTTGACCGTCGACGACTGGGCCGACATGCCGCTCTATCGCAGCGTCGGCTCGCTCGAGGACGCTTACGGCGGCTTCGCAGATCTACATCGCTGCTACGAAGTGCACCGCGCTTCGCTCGCGTACCACAGCTCGGCTGACACGACGGCGCTCACGGCGTTGCCGCTGCTGGCGCAGGTGCATGCCGCGTACCTCGCCATTCTCGCGCTCGCTGCACCCGCGACCCCGCCCGCGCAATCCGACGGTGCGATGGCGCTGATTGGTGTCGCGGGATTCAAGGAGGCCTGAATTGCCCGGCATACTCGCAATCTCCGCCAGCAAAGTCATGACGGGTGGCGACACTGCGCCAGACAACGTCGTCGCCGGCTACATCACGGCCGAGCAGATCGCGCTTTCGACCACGCCGACCGGGACCACGTACGAATGGTCGCTCGCGAAGCCAACGGGCTCGAGCGCGCGCGCCGATCTCAGCGCGTCGACGGGCGCGTCGGTGTCGTTCACGCCCGATGTTGCGGGCAACTACGGGATTGCCTGCACGGTCGACGAGACCACCACGTATACGCTCCTGCTCGCCGTCGCGAACGTCGGGCAGGTCATCACGCTCGGAATCCTTCAGTTCATGCCGCTGCACGACGCGCAGGTTCCGACGCCCGCGACGGGACGCTCGGTCTACTACTCGATCGAATCCGCGAAGGTCGTCGAGAAGCGACCCGACGGGACCGTGCACCCATTCACCACGACGTGAGGCCATGGTTTCAGCTGATTTCACGGTAAACGGCGAGTCCAATCCCGCTGCGCACGAGGTCGCGTACGGCGCCGTCGCGACGTTTGCCCTATTGTCAACGAGCGGCGCGGATAGCATCGAGTGCGAGATCGTCAGCTCGAGCAAGTCCGGCGAGGATTTGCCGACAGTCACGCTCGGCGGCTCACCGCTTGGCGCGACCGCTACGTGCACGATGCCGGCCGATCCCGCTGACGGGTTGGGGCGCTCCTTTCGAGTCAAATATGCAGTCTCGACTCGCCAGGTCGGCGCCGACGGCAAGATCGTCCAGGACGTCCGCTACGCAGTCTTCGGTGCGCTCAATGACGCGGGGCTTTTGCCGATCTGCGTCGGTGAGGAGCTCGACCGCAACGGCACGCATGGCGTCACCGAGACCGTCAATGAAGCGCTCCGTGGCGTCGGTCAGGGCGGCATTTCGGGTGCACTGCAGTACCACGATACCTCGCTGTCGCCCGTCGGGCTTTGGCAGCTGAACAAGTCGCTCATCGAGGTAGTGAGTGGCCTCAGCCTGACACTCGACGGTGGAACGATCCAATACGCCCAAATCCGTCCGTCGGCGTGGGGCTTTGCCTTCAACGGCAACACGCAGCTGCAGCGATCGACACGCGATGCGGCGCTTGCACGCACGGGCGCGCTCAGCTGCTCGATGCTGCTGCACATCCCCGACTATCCGTCGGCTCTCTTCACGCTGCTCTCGATGGGCAGCTCGGACTTCAATGCTCCGGCGACGAACTGCCTGTATCGCCTGAGCGTCGACACGAACCTGAACCTCGTCTATCAGTCCGACAGCGGCAGCGGGCCCACCACTTACACGGGCACGTTCAGTAGTTCCGACGCAACGTTGCCGCTCGGTGTGCTCTTTCATCTTGGATTTACGCGCTCCGCGGACAACGCGGGCACGCAAACGATCAAGATGTACTTGCAGGGCACGCAGGTCGGCAGTTCGATCACCAATGCCACCACTCCGACCGGTGGCACTCAAACGACGGGCGATCCGGTGCGTTTCGGCATCTCGGGCAAGCTCGCCAACAATTCGAGCGATCGCATCCCCAAGGGCGTGATCATGCTCTCGCCGAAGATCTATCCGGCGGAGCTCTCGGCCGCGGACATGAAGGCCGAATACAACCGCTGTCTCGAGAACGTGTACGGCCATCTCGCCTAAGACAAGCCGTCTCCGCGTAGCGCTAAATGGCGGGCATCCTCGCGAACAGCGTCTCGGTCACCATGCTGATCGGGGACGAACTGCCGACCAACTCCGTCATCGGCTTCGTTGTTGGCGAGCAGATTACGCTGAGTCTCACGCCCTCCGCGATGGTCGCGGATTGGAGCATCGCGAAGCCGAATGGCGCGACTTCACGCAGCGATCTATCGAGCCGCAGCGACCTATCGGTCGTCTTCACGCCGGACGTCGAAGGCTATTACGTCGTCACCTGCTCGGTCGACGGTGTGCTCTTTTACGTGCTGCGTCTCGGTGCCGTGCAGGTCGCGCCGATCACGGTCACAGGCGCGTGGCAGCTGACGGAGCGCCAGGCGACGTCGATTCCGACACCGCCACTCGGTAGCCTCGCGGTGTTCGTCGACGCGGCTGACCGAGTCCTCAAACAGAAGGATTCGGCGGGCGCCGTGTCGATCCTGCAGGGCCAGCAGGGCCCCGTCGGACCAGCGGGACCAGCTGGGCAAAACGGAACGAATGGCGTGGACGGTGCGCAAGGCGTCCAAGGCATTCAGGGACCGGCAGGACCACAGGGGCCGGCCGGCACGCCGTGGGCGCAAGTCGCGTATGGCACCACTCAAACGGGTGTCGCTGACCCAAGCAACCCCGGCAAGTTCGTCACGCTATTCCGCTGGGGCACGCTCGGTACGAACGTCCTCTACATCGGCAAGGGTCAGGCGGGCGTCAACGAGATCGCGATTCCGTCGATCGTCCTCGACGCCGACATCGACCACAACTTCTACATCAAGGGCGTCCTCGCCGCGAAATTCAGCTACCACGGCGGGTTTCAGGGGCTCCTGCTCTCGCAGCAGCGCGTTCAGTTCGTCAACACGATCGGGACGGCCGCGCCAGGCTCGCTCTCGGCACCGAACAAGAACTCGTTCGTCTTCTTCGAAGCTCCCCCGCCAGCCGTCAATGTGACGGCACGCGCGCTCGTCACGCTCGGGCAGGGTGCGGGCAGCACGACCGGCCAAGCGCGCGCGGGCGCATGGGTTGGAGCCGCCGGCTTCGTGAGCACGACGAGCGGCACCGTTATCGGTGCAGACGCGTGGCTCAGCGGTTCCACGAGAAACGGTGTCATCGAGGGCAACCTGCTCTTCTGTCGCCCCGTCAATAGCGACATCGAGAACTTCGATTTCGCGCCGTTCCCCGCCAACGGGATGAAGGGCGGCGCCATCTTCTTCCCCGCGCAGGCGGCACCGAACGCAATGCCGTCGACTGAAGCGTACGTCTACACAGATCCGACGACGCACAAACTCATGATCTGCCAGCCCGGCGAGCTCGGGCCGCGCGCGCTTTGAAAGGCATTCCAAATGCTCATCGGAATTGGCGTCGGCGTCGACTTTGCGATCGTCGACCCTCCGACTTCTTCCGGACCCCCTGACGATAACTCCGTCATCGACGAAGCCGGCAACACGGTGATCGACGAGGCGGGCAACACGGTCGTGCACGAGTAACCATGGCAACAGTTCATCACAAAGACCTGACCGGCGCAGACCTCCACGTCCCGAAGGCGCACGCATCGAGCCATGTCGGCGGTTCGGACCCGATAGCAAACGCCAGTGGTGCGACCGCGGGTTTGATGTCCGCGACCGACAAGAGCAGCCTCGACTCGCTCGTCACGAACGGCACGACGAAGATCCAAGAGTCGAGCGGCCCGACCACGCTCACGGCGGGCGCTTGGTCTCCTGGGCAGGTGCTCAAGCGCGTCGGCAGCACCATGGTCGGCGTCTTCGCTGCCCTTGCGCTGCTCGTGTGCGGGGACGGCTCGGACGGTAACGTCACGATCTCGAGCGGCACGACAACGCTGGCGCGCGTCCAGTTCTATCAGAACCTGACGATCACAGGCGGGACGCTCGATCTGAGCACCGCCGGTGCCTGTGTTGCCGGCACCTACGACGCCACTGCCGCGCCCACGGGAGCCATCAAAGCACTCGCGACACTGGGCGCAGGTGGCAATGGCTCGGGCGCCACGGGTGGCGGCGCGACGGTTCCGGGCACTGCCAAGTTCGTTGGTATCGGCAGCGTCGGCACGGCTGGAACAACGGCCACGACTGGCGCCGGCACGACCGCGACGATCGTCTCCCAGATCAACGGCGCGGGCGGAGCTGGCGGAGCCTCGGGCGCAGGCGGCACTGCGAATAGCGGCGGCACGGCAGGTGGTGCCAGCGGCGTCGGCACGGCGGCAAACGCCACGTACCTTACTCAATGGGTCGCGCTCTCCGGTCTCTCTCGTGGCACTGCGCTCATCCAAGGTGGCGTCGGAGGTCGCGGCGGCTCCAGCGGTGCGGGCGATGGCACGAACGTCGGCGGCGGCGGCGGTGGTGGTGGCCCAGGCGCTCCTGTCGCTTGGTTCGTCTGTAACACGTTCGCGCGTGGTGGCAGCACGGGCGCCTCAATGTTTCAGGCAGTCGGCGCTGCAGGCGGCAACGGCGGCAACGCCGTCACGGGCAACGGCGGTGGCGGCTCGGGCGCAGGCGGCGGTGGTGGCGGTTGGATCTATTTCGGCTACTTCCAACTCAGCGGCTCGGCGGCAACGAATTGCTTCGATGCTTCAGGTGGGCAAGGCGGCACTGGCGGCAACGGCGTCGGCACCGGCAAGGGCGGACAGGGCGGGACCGGGGGCGGTGGCGGCATGATCTTCATCTTCGATCTAGCGAACGGCACCCTCACGCCAACACCAGGCTCCGCGGGCAGTGCAGGTGCGGCGGTAACGACCACGGCAGGCACGACCGGCGGCGCCGGTGGCGCATGTCTCGCTTCGCTCTGAGTTTCCCATGAAACACACCATTGAACTGGTCGACACTGCAGAATTCACGGGCGATGCGTCCGGCGTGCGCGCGTACGCGAAAGTGCACTTCGACGTGCCAAAGGACGAGGTTCTCGTTCTTTCGGGATGCACGCACACGGGCGGCCGCATCACGCTCGGCACACATGTCGAATTGCGCAAGCGAGACGACGGCACGCACGAGCTCGCAGGCGAGCACGACCACCACAATCATGCGGCGTCGTTCAATCGCCACCTCGAAGCATTCGATCCCGAGCTCGCGCGCGCGATCAAGGGCGAGCTCGAACAGAAAGCGATCCCGCGCGCCAATGCCGACGAGGTGAAGCGCGCGACGCGGCGAGCTGAGAAGGCAAGACTGGCAGCTGAGGAGGCCGCGCGCTTCGAAGCTGAACAGAAGGCAGCCGCTGAAGAACAAGAGCGCGTCAGCACCGCGATCGCAGCCCAAGAGAAGGCCGAAGCGGAAGCGTACGAGCGCCGTAAAGCGGAGACCAAAGAGGCGGCCCGCCTCGATGCCGCTAAGAAGGCCGAAGCCGAAAAGGCTCTGCATCAGCGCATCGCCGACCTGGAAGCCAAGGTCGAGGCGCTCACCGCGCAGAAGCCCGCTCAGTAACCGACAGATCAACTCGTCGAAGCCCTCGCGAGAGGGCGGCACGTCAGTGCGCGGTCCCCCTCCCGCTGCGCCGGCGTCTCGCCTTCGCTCGAGGGCTTCGGTGCATTCGGAGACAATCAATGATCCAATTCATCAAAGCCGCATGGGCGTGGCTGCTCGCCATCGACCCCAACGTGCCATTCGCGCTGATCACCATCGCGGTGTTCGCGACCATCTACCTCGTACGCAAATTCGCACCGCGACAGTGGGAATGGTTTGCCACTCTGCCCTTCCCGTTTCTGCAGAGCGATTCAGCGCTGCTCTGGAGCATTCTCAGCAAAGCTTGGCAATCGCTACCCGGCCAATTGCTCGGCGCCGTCATGGCCGCGGTCTCGAGCGGCGTGAGCATCAAGACAGCGATTCTCGGCGTTCTATCCGGCGTCGTCGCTGCAGTCGCGCACGAAATCGCCAAGAACTACCGAGGCAACGTCGGCAAGGCCGCACCGAAGATCCCGCCCGCGCTCACGCTCGCGTTCCTCGCTGTGCTGCCGTTTTGCGTGGCGTCCTGCGCGGCGCTATCGGCCGTCGTCCCAATCCTCGCCGAGGTCGCGACCGTGGCCACCAATGCCGAGGCGGCGCTGGATGTCGTGTCGCAAGCGGCTGACACCTGGTTCATCTCGCATCCCGATGCAGCCAGGCAGGCCGCGATCGACCGCGCGATCGCCGAGTGTCGGCTCGCGCTCGTCGCAGCGACCGAAACCGCGCAGGGCGCCAAGGACCTCGACGAGCGCCAGGCTGACGCGGCCTTCGACGAGTTTCGAAAGGCCTATGCGGACCTCACGAAGCTTCTCACCGATGCTGGCGTGCTTCGCGGAGGACGCTTCGCTGCATCGATCGACGGGCGCGCGCCACCCATCCCGCAACCACTTGCAATGCGGCACTTCGGAGGTGCGCGTTGAAACAGCTTGCCGCCCACCAGCGCCGCGAATGCCGGGGCTACAAGCCCGACGGTCCGAACGTCCAGAAGCGCGACTTCGCGCACTTGCGCGCAACGTTCGCGGCCTCCCTCCCCACCACTGTCGACCTTCGAGCGTTCGCGCCGGACGTGTTCGACCAAGGGCAAACCGGGAGCTGCACGGGTCACGCGATCGGCGGCGCGGTCACGTGCGCATTAGCGAAGGCAGAGATGCCGCTGGGCTTCGTCGCGAGCCCCGACTTCATCTACAAGCTCGAGCGGTGCCTCGAGCGAGTGAGTCGTGAGCCACTCACCGATTCCGGCGCCATGCCCGATGACGGCATCCGGGCGATCTCTCGCTACGGCGTGGTGCGGATGCGGGGGCCAACCTCCGACGGCCGCAACTCGGACGTCGAACTGGACGGCGTGAACGACGAGCCCGACTTCGGCTCTTTCGAGGCCGGCGCCAAGAAGCTGATCGTGGGCGCGTACGCGATTCTGTCGACGGGTAAGCAACGCGCGCGTGACGTCGCGTGGGCGCTCGCGCACGGCTTCACGGTGCCGGTCGCGGTCAGTGCGTCGAACGACACCTGGCAGGGCTGGGAACCCAGCGACGGCCCGCTCGGCGCGCAGCATCCGGTCGAACTCGATCACTACGTCTACATCGTCGGGTACCGGATGGACGCCGAAGGCAACTTCACATTCATCATCCGGAACTCGTGGGGCACCGAGTGGGGCGACGGTGGCGACATCGAAACCACCGAAGCGTTCCTCGACCAGTGCGGGGACCTATACGCCATGCAAATCACCACCGAGGAGGCAGCATGAAACTCGCTCTCGTAGTCATCGCGCTCGCGATGGCGTCGCAGTGCTCGCGCGCGCCAAACCCACCTGATCCCGGTCCGTCCCCAGCTCCAACACCGACGCCGAGCGGAGGCTCGGGGCCGACGACGCCGTGCGAGCAATACTGCGCGGCCCTGCTCGCAGTTGACTGCCCCGAGGGCCAGGCCGACAACTGCGTCAGCGCGTGCGAACGCGTGCGCGAAGACGACATCGTGGACCTGCGCGTCGACTGCGTGGTCTCGGCACACAGCCAGAGCGCGGTGCGCGCCTGCGGCTCGGTGCGGTGCCGACAATGAAGCGCGTGCTCTCGCTCCTGGCATTCGTCGCACTCGTCATCGCGATCGCCGCGGTGGTCGTCGCTTGTCAGCATCGAGACCCCACCTACCCGGGCCCAGGCTGGCCCGACGGCGGTCTCGGCCCCTACGAGCCGGGGCCGCTCGAAGGCCAGAAGCCCGACGCCGCGGCACCAGCTCCGAGTTCGAGCGCGGACGCGGCTGCACCGCGATGAAGCCCTGGATCGCCGCCGTCGACGCCGTCGTGATTGGCGGCTGCGCGCTCTACATCGGAGTGCTCTGGGTGCGTGGTGCGGTGCTGCGCGCTCGAGATCTCATTCGGTAAGTGGCCAGCGGCGGAGCTCACGCGACGCGCGAGGGCTATCCGGACACCGGGACTCGCACCGCTGGACCTCGCGTTAGTCACGGCTTGCCGCCGCGGCCGCACACCATTCGACCGGCATCGCTGCTGGTTGCGGAGAAAAGGAAAGAAACCATGGGAAACTGGAACATCACGATCCGCGGAGTCGGCCGCCACCACAACGCAGATAAGCACCCGCACGACGCGAACATCATGACGGCGGAGTTCGTGCGCGCGCTCAAGGCCGCGGGTCACACGATCGTCGCCGCATCGATCACGCATGGCGGCGAGGATGACTTGACCAACGTGAAGCCGGAAGACTCGCCGAAGGGTTGAACGCGGGCGCCGACCGCCTCGGGCAGCGCGGGCAGCTGTTCGAGGCGAACGCGCCCATGCAACGCGATGCCGCCCTCGAAGGGAATTGTCACATGCTGAATCAACCCGCTCGCCTACACGGCGTCGACGTCTCGCACCACCAAACGAGCGTCGATTGGGACAAGATCGCCAAGACGTCGCAATTCGCGTTCGTGCGTGCCACGTACGGCCGCACACGCGACCACCTGACCGTCCAGCACTGCGCGCGCGCTCGAGCGGCGGGACTTGCGGTCGGTCTCTACGCGTTCTTTCGCCCGAGCGAGCCCGTGCTAGACCAGTTCGACGCCATCTGCGCGCAGGCCGACGCAGCGGGCTACGGGGTGGGCGATATCATCCCCGCGCTCGACGTCGAGCTCGACCCGGTGCCGAAGTCGCAACCTGTGAGCCCGGACTGGCAGGCGGCCGTTCGCGAACTCACGACGTCGCTGGCGCGCTCGTTCGGTGACTGCCTGGTCTACATCACGCAGCGCGACTTCGGGCTGCTGGGCAAGCCCGCGTGGCTGCTCGAGCGGCCGCTGTGGGTCGCGCATTGGGGTGTCGGCTCGCCGGCAACGCCAGCGGGGCGGCCGTGGGCGATTTGGCAGTATGCGGTCGGTCACTATGCGCCCGGGATTCCCGCCGTGCACCCCGAGGTCGTCGGCGCGATCGACCACAACTACGCGATCGCTCCGCTGCCGCTCATCAAAGCCCCGAGCGTGAAGCCGCCGGACCCCGCGGATCCGAGCGTCGTCGCGGCCAGGCAGCTGCCGCTCGACGAGGGCATCAGCGGGCGCGCGGCCGAGAACATCCACGAGGACGAGGCCATACCCGATACCGAGCCCGGCAGCCCGCGTGGAAAGGGGCTCGCGTGAGCGACGAGCGCGATCCGTCTGAGCGCGACACGGAGCCGCCGCGGCCCATCACGCTCGAAGAAGTCGAGGACAAGCTCATCGCGCTGTCAGAGGCATTGCACAGCCCGGATGGCGTCGCGGCACGCCGGCACCGCGAAGTCATGCACGCGCTCGAGACGCTGAGCGACGGCGTGCTCGAGCTCACGCAACGCGTGTCCGCTACCGAGGAGTGGCAGCGCAAGCGCGATGCAGAGCGCGAACTCGGACTGAACGGCAACGGACATGGCCCCACCTGAGCGACCACCGCGCCCGCCGCGCATCCCCGAGCCGCCCGCGCAGTCGAGCGGTCTGCCGCCCGGCGAGGCCGAGGTGATTTACCAGACGCTCCTCACGGTGAAGCGCGATCTCGGCGGTCAGGTCGCCGCGCTCGAGGGCAAGATGCTCGCCGGGCAGTCGGAGACGCGCGAGCAAGTCGCCGAGCTCGGTCAGCGCGTGACGACGCTCGAGAACACCGCTGCGGACGCCCGTGGCCTCGCTGGCGACGTGCGCGCGCTCAACGCTGACGTGCGGCAGGCCCTCCAGCGCGATGTTGGGCAAGAACAGCGGCTCGGTGCGCTCGAGGCCGCCAGCAAGGCCGGCAGCGCAGCCGGGCATGAAGCCGCCCTCGTCGTCGGTCAGAGCCAGAACAAGCGCACCGCGATTGTCTCGCTCATCATCTCGGCTGTCGTCGCTGGCGCGCTCGAGTGGCTCTCCGCTCACGTTCACCCAACACCCGACAGGCCCGAGCCTACCTACCCTGCTCACAGCTGATCGGTTACGATCGAGCTTCCCTGGCCCGGATAGGCCAAAGCCCCTTCACCTTCGCCGGTGACGGGGCTTTTTGCTTTTTGTGCGCTCAATCCGCGCGAAACCATTCCGAAAGGATGTGGGACGCACTCGATAGGTATTGGCAAAATGCCACAGATGCGTCTATCCACGAGCCAACAAGTAAGTCTATTCGGATGGCGAAACCGACTGGCACTAGAGGGGGCGGCAAGAAGGACGCTGAAACACAGCGACAAATCCCGCCCCTTCAAACCCAAATCACGTTTCAGGTATTCGACTTACTGAACCGAATCACCGATAGGTTTGGGATTCCCGCGGCCACACTGGTCCTTTGCCTTGGAACGGTATGGTTCTTCGGTGATGGGAAAACGCGAGTGGACTTTATCCGCGAAGTCCTGTTCGCAGATGTTACACAACATCGATATCTAAGCTGTTTTTTCGGCGGGCTCGTATTGTTCTGCATCTACGCAGCTCACGCAGCGAAGGCGCGCGCTGATGCACAAGAGCAGGCAGAAATGCGTCGGGTTGCAAACGAAAAGAGTAGGCTCCAAGAACAGGCGCTTGGAACACCGCTTGGCCACTCAGTGCAGGAACCGCCGCAACTCCCGGAGTAACCCATGACGTTTGCACTTGCTGCAGTCGCATCGATGTTCATGGCGTTTGCGTTGCGCCGTTGGCAGCGCGCGGAGATGAATGCTGCACGCTGGGCAATCTATCGCCTGCGCGATGAACTACGTTGGGACGCCATCACGAACCCTGGGCAGTTTTCAGAAGCTCTCTTCAAAGAGCTCGATGAAGCGCTCACTTCGTTCTGTGGGCTTTGCCAAGACGAATACGTGTCGCTTTGGATGTTCATCCCGGCTTACCTTAAGGTTCGTAAGCGAGACCGCAACGTAGCTACCGAATTCCAGCGGCAGCTCGGCACGGAGCGTAACCGCGAGCTCGCGCGTATCTACAATGCGGCGGCCACGCAAGTGACGCGCGTACTACTTTGGCGACACGTAGTTCTAGTGTGCGTGGCAACGCCAAGCATCGTAGGTGTGTACTTCTTGCTCCGGTGGTTTTCGGATCTTGGTCGACTCATGCTCGCCGCGCCCCGCAACGACTTCGCAAGCCGTTCTCACGCGCCCGCTTAAAACGAGCAACTGCGACGCGGTGGCGGCCGAAGAGCGCGCATGCACCACCTGATTTCGCTCGCCGATCTCGGCAACGGCAAATGGCGGCTCTTGCTCTGGCGCTCCGAGGCCCCGACCGCGTCCCCTCTCGAGCTCGACGCCGAGACCAGCGTCATCGTCGAGTTCGTGCAGCGGCTCCTCGATCCCTGCGAAACCCTGGCGATTCTCGAGCAGCGTTGCCCGCCGGACCCGGACGCTCTACCGAATTAGGGTGCCGATCAACACCCGCGACCAGCTGCCCCTGGAGTCATTGCGGGATTTGCTAGGCATCGTGCGCGCCATGTACGCGGCGTGGTGCGAGGCCGGCGCGGGACCGATCGAGCTCGACGAGCTGCTCGAGGTCGGCAAGCAGCTCCGCACGGCGCTCGACCTCGCCAGTAAGACGAAGCCCGGCACACTCGGGCACCGCGCAGCATGGCGACACGCCGAAGCCGCGACGGAGCGCCTCGGCAAGCTCGTCGACCACCGGAGCTCAACGCAGGAACTCGTCGAAGCGGCGTCTCGGCGCGCGCTCGCGGGCAAGCCAGCACCGAAGCCAACAGATCCGACAGCGCGCGAGCAGAAGGCCGCTCATCGGCGCTCACGCGGCTAGCGCCTCTTGCGTTTGCGCTTTGGCTTGCCGGCTTCACTGTCCGCGCGGCGCAGCGTCGCCTCAGCTCTGTCGAAGATCAACGCGAGAAGCGGCGAGACCTTGGCGCGCGATACGTTCAGGTGCGTGCCGTCGCCGAGTAGCACCATCAGATCGCCGGTCGTCGGATCCGCGTACCAGTAACCCATGGAAGCGGCCTACCCCGCCGCTTTCTGCGCCGTTGCCGGGGTCGCCTTCTCACGCGACCTCTTGCGGCCGCGCTGAGGCCTGCCCTTGGAGTTGCACTTGCTGCACAAGTCGTCCTCGACCCATGTGCAACCGCCCTCGCAGGCCTCCATATCGGTGCAGCCGCACACGCGGCACGTGCTGACGTCGTCGGCGCCGTCGTCATCAACAGGCGTGACGGCGGTTCGCTTGAGCGCCCGCTTGCTCTTCCCGCGCGCTTTCACCGCCGCTCTGAACTCAGCCGCCACCGTTTCGCGAATCGCCTTCGCGTCGACCTTCAGCGCCGTACAGGCGTCGACCCACAGGTCGGCACCGTCATTCCACGTCGAAGGCGCCGAGCGACCGATGAGCAGCTCGAACACGAGTCCAAGCAGCTCGGCGGGCGGCTTACCCTCCGCGTACTCATTGAGCAGCTCCTCGACGGGGCGGCGCATCGAGCCATTCTTCGCCTTCTTGGGGTCGAGCCCACGGCGCTCGCAGAGCTTCTTGCCGACGTCGCTCCAGGTCGAGGACACCGTGCAGCGCGCGAGCAGCTCGGCGGCGGCAGCAGACACTTTGCCGTCGGCACAACGTTTCTGGAACGCCTCGACAAGCTTCGCTGTGATGCGCTTGGTGGTCTCGATGCGAATGCGCTGCTTCAGGCGCTCGCGCTTCGCGGCCGCCTCGCGCGTGCGCTCCGCCGTGGTGGTCGGCACCGACTTCTTTTCTGCCGGCTCCGCCTTGCGGATCGCGGCGTCCGCGTCCTTGCGCGCGACGAGCTCGACGGGAAGGCCCGAGTGCTTGTCGCGAGCGAGCACGATCGGTGGCGGCTCCTTGCCGAACAGCTGTTTGATGGTGCGCGCCTTGCCACCACCGCGCGGGTAGTGCTTGGAGTCGAGCCGAACGTAGTCGGAGCCGGTGTAACCCACCCGATGCAACACTTCCTCCGCGTCCTTCTGGCTCAGCACCTCGCCGCCGGCGTCCTTGTGCCGCTTGGTGCGGATCTTCCAGAGCGCGTCCAGCTTGCCGCGGTAGCAAACCGGGTCAGTGCAGAGGTCTGGGCTCGAGGCATCGCCGAAGAGCTCGGTCTGCATTCCAGTGCGTTTCGGGCACGTCGTGCAGGGCCCCGCGCTCGGCACGAGCTCGCCATCGGCGCGATCGAATGGCGCCTCGCCGAGCTTCAGCATCACGTATTGCTCGATCTCCTCGCGTGCATCCGCGACGGACATCAGCCCTTCCACACCGAAGCTCCGGCCACCACCGACACGATCGAGCGCCTCCGCTTGGATCTTCGCCGTCGGTAACTTCGCGATCAGGAGCGCGACGCCGAGCGAGATGCTCTCCGCGTCGAGAGCCGCGCGCGCTTCTTTGGACAGGCTGCAGAGCTTCAGGCGCTGCGCCACGTAGGCGACGGGACGACCAATCTTGCCGGCGATCCGCGCGACGTCGTAGCCGCGTTTGATGAGCGAGGCGAAACCGTCGGCCTCGTCGAGCGGGTGCATGTCTTCCCGTTCGATGTTCTCGATGAGCTGCGCCTCGAGCACCTGGTCATCGCTCAAGTCGCGCACGATGCACGGCACCGTGTCGACGCCGGCGCCGACGGCGGCGAGCTTGCGCCTGTGCCCGAATACGCACTCGGGCAGGCCGTTCACGATGCGCACGAGCAACGGCTCGAGCACGCCTTTTTCGCGCACGCTTTCGGTCAGCGTCTCTAGCCCCTTGTTCGCATTGCGGCGCCGTGGCTGTGTCGGCGAGTCGAGAATGTCGGCGGGGTTCAATAGGCGAAGTTCGGTCATCGGAGGGCCTTTCGAAGCTTCTTCATGGCGTTGTGGTACGTGCGCTGGACGGACGACTCTTGCGCGCCGATACGCTCCGCGATGACGCTGAAGGGCACGACCTCGTCGACCGTCGCGCGGTCGATCCGAGTGCCATTCTTTCGACGATGAGAACGGCGGCGCTCGAGCTGTTCGCTCACAGTCGCTCTCCAGCGAGCAGCGCGTTCAGGCGGTCAATGACGTGCTCGAGCGTGGTGATCTTGCCGGTCAGGCGCTCGTAGTCGACCCGGTCGCCAATCCGCGAGGCGTCTTCACGAGACCCGCGCGCCGCCTCGAGCACTTCGGTGAAGATGCGCACTTCGGCGGTCAGCCCTGCGCGAAGCGTCTCGGTCGCGACTGGAGGCTGAATGGGCGCATCCGGCGCCCCGGGTAGACTAAGCAGCCAGCGGACCTGGTAGCCGCCATCCAACCATCGTGAATGCCTCCCCAAGTGCCCTCTGTCGCGGTCGCAGCGGCCATGCTCGGGATGCACAGAATCGCACTTCACTTAGGTTGCTCCTGCCCGAGCTCTTTCCAGGCCCGCTTGGTCGCTCGATATGTCTTCGGCGGCGAGGTCTTCGCGAGATCGAGCCAACGCCGGTGCACGAGGTCCTGCAGCTTCACGTTGCGATGCGCCACGCGCCGGAGCTCGAGCCCGCTGATCGGCTTGCCGAGCGTGCGCTCGTGCGCCATCACCACCACGACGGTTCGCAGCTCCGTGACGCTCAGTCCGAACTCGTTGTTACAGCGCTCGGGGTCGATCACGAGATTACGAGCGAGCGGGCTCTCGTTCTGCTGCTTGCACGACTCGCAGACGACCGGGCGCCCGCGGCTCTTCGCGCTATTGAAGTCCGCGGCGCCATAACGGCGTCTCGCGCCACAGAGCCGGCACTGAATCTCGACGTCCGCGCCCTTGCCATGGCCCGGCATCATGCGGAGCACGACCTGATTCGAGTGCACGAGGCCTGTCAGGTCGAACGAGCGGTCGCGGGTCGGGGCCCACCAGTAGCCGGCCGTGATGCGGGCCATCAGTCGACCGCCTTTCGCAGCCTGCGCGCCGTTCGGCGCGAGAGCATCCGGCGACACGCGATAATGCTCTCCCGCGCCTCGATGCGGGCGTCTTCGTCGTAGATGCTGCGACTTGCCAACTTGACCAATTTGTCAAACTGCCACCGCGGCAGCTTTTCGAGGCACGGCCGGCAGAACGGCAACTGAAAACCGTTGGTCCCGGAAGCGACTGCCGGGCGAACGCAATCCGCCTGACAGTCGAGGCCGCTCTCTGCTTCCTTCAGTTCGTGCTCGGCGATCTTGCACATCAGGAAGCGCCCCCGATGTCGATCCGCGCGTCCGCGAGCTCCTGCACTTCAGCGGAGTGCGAAACGAAAAGAACCTTGTCGGCGCCTACGAGCTCGGCAGCACGGCGCAGCATCGCGACGTAGACACGCGCATTCTCGGGGTCGAGGGCGGCACCGGACTCGTCGCGCACAATGGTTGGACGTTCGACGCCTTGACGGCGAATCGCCAGCATCGAGAGCGCGAGCGAAAGGGCCTCACCAATCACGACGCGCTCACCCCCGCTGAACGTTTCTCCCGATGCCTCACGCCCGTTGCGCGTGTCGAGCACGACAACGTCGCAGCCTTCGAGCATGCGCTTGCCGTCGCTCGCCAGGCGTTGCGTGTCGACGCGCACCGTGAAGCGCGGCCCGTGGCACGAGTGCAGCAGGTCGTTCACCAGCGCGGTGAGCTCAGGCCCGGCGGCGTCAATCTCGAGCGCCTGCAGGCCATCCTTGCCGAGGTCGGCGGAGAGGCGGTTCCAGTCCGCGAGCTCGGCTTCCGCCCGTGTCCGTTCGGGCTCGAGCTCCGCAAGACGGGCGGCGCCGGCCTGAGCTTGCTCGAGGCGCTGTTCGGCCCGTGCGGCCTCGGCGTGCGCCGCCTTCGCTGTCTCCACGGCAGCCGCCTGCGCGCGTTGCCACGGCTCGAGCGATGGGTAGGCCGGAAGGTTTTGACCGGGAGTGGCTAGCAGCTCCTCGACGCCCATGCGCAACGCCTCTTGCGCGGTCGCTAGTTGCGGCTCGAGCTCGGCGATACGGGCCTCGGCCTGCGCGAGCCGCGGTGCCTTGGAAGCCAGGTCTTCGAGCCCGACGAGGCCTCGTCGGAACTCATTCGCCTGCTCGCGCGCGGCGGTCGCTCCGGTTGCAAGGGCGGCGCGCTGCGGCTTCAGGTTGGCAATGGAGCTCTCGACGGTCCGGCGCTCCTCGAGGTCGGTCACGCGACGCTGCTCGATGTCGTCGAGTTCTGCGCGATCGCGTGCGATGCCTTGGGCGCGGTCGGCTTTGCGCTCGGCGGTCGCAAGTGCAACTTCCGCCGCGATCTCGGCTTTGCGCAGGCGATCGCGTTCCGCGTCCAGCTCGCAGATGCGGCGCGGCAATTCCGCGGCTCGTGAGACGGCATCGTTGTCGGTATCGAGCGCTTGCTGCGCGACTACGTCGACCGTGTCCGGATAATCGGCGACGCTCTCGATGACGTCGATGAGGCCCTTTCGCAGTCCAGCGATGCGTGACTCGGCGCCGGCGATCGTGGTGCCACGAAGCTCTTTCAGCGCATCGTCTGCCATCTCGACGTCGGCGCGAGCCTGCTCGAGCGCCATTCGGAGCTGTGGCAACTGTGCGGTCGCGGCTAGGATCGCGGGCTCTTCGGTGAGCTGTGTGCGCAGCATCTCGGCGCGAGCCGCACTTCGGCGCTCTCGCTCCTCGATCTGGGCAAGCATCGACTCGAATTGCTTTATGTCGCTCTCGAGCCCCGCAACCTTCAGGTCCGCGACACTGGCCTTTTTGGTCAAGGTATCGAGGGCCAGCCGCACTTCAGCTACATCCGCGATGGCGCTCTCGATTGCGTCCTTGTCGACGATCAGGGCCCGGTTGTTCGCGATCCGCGTTTCGAGATCGGCAATCTGCTGGCGGGCCGTGGCTTGCGCAGCGGTGAGCCGCGCTCGCTTCTCGGCCACGGCTCGAGCCTCTGCCTCTTTCGCCTCGCTATCCCGTACCTGGGCCTCGACAAACGCGAGCTTTTGGTTCGCCTTGTCGAGCGCCGCATCGGCTTCGGCCGCGCGCTGGCGGGCCGCTTCGATATCGCGCTCTGCCGCCGCCACGTCGCCGCACCGGGCTTGCTCATCCGCGAGCCTGGCCACGGCAACATCGAGCGCCGAGCGCGCCGTGCGGCCACGTTCTCGCGCGAGCTCGGCCAGGTGCTCGAGTCGCTCCACGCCGAGGATCCGGAGCAACAGCGCCTTCCGCTCCGCTGGCTTGGCGCCCAAGAAGCCGGCCGCGCCCTGGGCCTGGAACACGGTCGAATAGAGCACCTCGGGCGAGGGCAGATGCGCGGCCGCCCAGGAGTCGTAACTCTTTACCTTGCTATCTGGCAGCACGGGCGCGCCGTCGGCGTCGAGCACCACCGATTCGCCCTTTCCAGAGACAACGTCGACGACATGCCGAATCGTCCACGCCTTGCCGTTAACGATGCGGGTTTCGAGGCAAGAGTCGCGCGCCGTGGCGAGCGCAGCGAGCGTGCCGCGAGTAGGCGTCGAACGGTACATTCCACCGGGTAGCCCGAGCTCGAGCAGCGTGGACTTCCCCGCCCCGTTGGCCCCGCAGATCGCGACCACCTTCGCGTCGCGCAGGGCCGCCGACTGAAAGTCGACGGTGAAGTCACCGCGGAACGGACCGAGATTCCGAATCGTCACTTGTTCAAGCCGCATTGGACTCTCCCTCCAACTCGTTCACCTTGGCCATCAATGGCGTGCGGCGCTCGCCAGGCTCGAAGCCTTTTGAATCCCACAGCGCCTCTAGCTTCTGTTCGACCGTGGCCGCCTTCGCGACTGCGGGCGCGCGCGCACGCGTTTCGGTGCGCACGACCTCTTCGACCTTCACATTCACGGCGCCAGCTGCGCGAACCGACTCCGCAAACTCAGCGGCTCCGGCCTTCGCGGCCTCACGCTGATCGGCGGCAACTGCGTAGCGCACCCGCACCTCGGCGCCACGCATCATCACCAGATCGTTTTCGTGCGGCTGCCTGCCGTCGTCGAGGAGGAGGATGCCTCCCTCGGCCCACGTCAGGCCGACGTGCAGCATCGGCGTGCACGGCGTCTCGACTCGCCTCCAGCCGATGAGCTTGCGCCCATCGAACTCCGCGATGATGTAGCCCTTGGGCTCGAGCTCACCGAAGGACGTGCGCCGCGGGCTACCCGGATACACTGCCGGCGCACCGGCGATGTCCCAAGCGTTCTCCATGTGGATGTGTCCGAGCGCATAGAAATCGGCCTTGGCCAGAGCCAGATCTTCGAGCCCGAGCTCGAAATCGCAGCCTACGAGCGGCTGCCCTGTCGAGACGCGTGAACCGCGCACCATGGCATGCGCGAGCAGGATGCGCGGAACCTCGGGGGGCTGCGCGTCGAGCCACGTCCCCAGCCCCCGGAGCACGTCACGCAGTGCATCGCCGGCGGCGAGTTCGACCTGCTCCTTTGAGGCGAGCGGCAGCATCGCGTGGAGGTGCGCGCGCTGCGGCCAACCGAGCATCGCGATAGCAACCCTTGAGTCGGTCTCGGTCTCGATGTCCTGCACATCAATCTCGAGCTGGCCAAAGCGCTCGTAGACGTGAACGGGAAACTCGGTATCGAGCCGCTCGAGTAGCGGCAGGTCGTCGACCGCGTCGTGATTGCCGCGCACGAGCACGACAGGGGCCGCACTCGCCAGGCGCTGCACCCAGCGCGCAACGGCGCGGCGCTCGAGAGGAGTACTCTTACGCTCGTAGACGTCGCCGGCGTGGAGCCAGAGGGCTACGCCACGCGCCTCGCCGTCTTCGGCGATCCAGTCGTGGATCTCCACGCACTCGGCGAAACGCGAGTGCTCGTCGAAATGGCTGTCAGCGACGATTCCGATCTTCATGGGCGCCTCAGTACTTATTTGGGTCTGCGCCGCGGTCCTGGTCCGCTGGCAAGCCTTCGAGCTTCTGTTGAGGCAGCGGCGTCGCTGTTGCCGGTGACGTCTGCGCGGCCGGGCTCTCGTCGAACTCTGGCGCGTCGTAGTCGTAGCCGCCCGGCTCATCGAGCGATTCCGCGACCGTGCCAATCGGCGGCGGATTGTGTCCCTGAAAGGACGGCAGACGCGGCTCCTGCTGCTCAACACGACGCGGCGCAAGCGCCGGTGCGGCACCGCGACCGTACAACGAGGCCGCACCGTCAAGCATGCGCTCGGCATGCATGCGTGCGAACTCGCGCTTCAGCTCCGGATCGTCCGTCTCGCCCGTCCACATGATCCGCGCGACCGCGAACGGCTTGTTCAGCTCGTGCTTGGCGTAGCTGCGCTTAACGCCCATGTCGGCGATCGCGCGGTTCTTCGCTTTGCTCTCCGCGTGCCGTAGCAAGAACTTGCGTAGCTCGAGGATTTGACTGGCCCCGTCCCCGCCCTTTTTCTTCGCCTTCGTGCGAATCTCGTCAATTTGTGGCGAGCCGTCGCGCGCATCCATTTCGACTTCACCGGTGAGGACCCGAATGCTGCCGTCGAAATTCCGCACCGAGCCGACGGCGCGATAGTGGCAATAATGGGGGTCGCTGCCGTCGTCGAGACGACCGCTCTGCGTTGGGTCCCAGCTGATCGCTGCCGCGGCCGCGATGCGCTTCAGCGTGTCGCCGCTAAGCCCGAGGCGCCCGCCGACTTCGTAGACCTCTTTCGGCCCGTTCGATCCGGGGTCCGGGTTTACGTGCACCATGCTGATCGCGACGCCACAGCCGGGCGGTAGAGCATCCACGCTCGTCGCTGGTGACACGAGGTGGAACTGTTCCGAGAAGTCGCGCAGCCGTTGCGTGACCAGCGTGGGCTCGTGGATGGCTTTCTCGAGGGAGAGCTCCGATCCGCTCGACGCCTTCTGAATGCCGGTCTGCGGAGCGCGCTGCGCTGGCGGCGCCTGGCGCTGCTGTGGCTGTGACGAGCCCGCCGCCGCGTTGCCACCCTGGCGCTTCCGCCGCTCCGCCTGCGCGGCTTCACGCATACGCTCGCTCCTGCACTCGTCGGCGTACCAGTTGAGGTTGCGCTCATCGAGCTGCGCTGCCGTCACCTGGCGTTTGTTGTCGCCTTTGCCGATCGTGAACATCGTTTCCATGCTGCTGCCCTTCCCTTGTTTGGACGTGAGCCGAAGTTGGCGGCCGAGCCGGGCGCGGGGGGAACGCCACAGAGCTGAGCCGCCAGCTTCGCGATCAGGTCCGTTTCGCGCGAAGCTCCGGGAAGCTGGTGAGCAGCTCGTGCTCGAACTCTTCGGCTTCCTCGATCTTGGCCTGGTAGACCTTGCCCTCGGGCGTGCTCTCGCCCTCGACGAGCCGACGGCGCATGTGGTCGCGCTTGCGGTTCTGTAGCTCCTCGAGCAGCCCGCGAAGGCGCTCGGGATAGGCGGCGGCGCGCTGCTCGGCGTCGAGCTCCTGGGCGCAGTCGCGGCAGCGCTGGCTCTCAGCCACGACGCCCCCACCACATCAGTCGGAAAAACAGGTTCCAAACGATACGGTCCCGCATGGTTCATCCCTTCGTGAGTAGGTCTTTTGCCGCGCCGATCTTTTCGATCGCGTGATTGAGCGCGCGCCATAGCTCCACAGTTGCCGGCGCGGGCGTCTCGAGCTCGAGCAGACCGAGCAGCAGTTCTTGCTGCGCGCACAGGAGCGCGTGACGGGCTTCGTGGCGTTTCATTCGAACACCCGCAGTGCGCGCGCAAGGTCGTCGCGGCTGACCTCGATGCTTACGGGCCCGGCATTGATTCGCACCATGCCGGACTCGATGTCGTCACGCGGATAGCCGATGACTGTGGCGGTGCACGTCTCCGGGTTGTCCTCGTCCTGGTAGACAACGACGTCCGGAATATCGACGCTGACGTAAGTCACCGCGCCCTCGCTTCCGTGCAGTGTTGGCTCGTCTCGAACTGCACCTGGGCGACCGCGCGACGTAGCCGATCGGATGCAGCAAGCCGCGTCGCAACGTCACCGCCGAAGAACAGCGTGCGGTCAACCTCGCGGGTTGCGGCCTCGAGCTCGCTAAGCGCAGCGGCTACGCGCTCGGGAACTCGGGTGCTCTTGTTGGAGTCGATGGTGGCGAACGATGACGCATCGACCATTCCGCCCGGGAATGCGAGCGACACGCCGGCCACGTTCGCGACGAACGCAGCTTCAGTGTCCGAGGGACCGAGCCCATCAGCCATTGCCCACCCCCGCCAGCTCGGGGTTTTCGGTTACGAAGCGCTCGCGCCCCTCGTAGGTCGCAAGCACGAGCGCGCGCGTCTCAGCGCTCGGCGCGTCCTTGCCGGCGATGAGAGCCGCCATGCGCCAGTCCAGCTCCGGCATGCTGCGCACGTGGTCGGCAGCGCGCTCCGGGTCGACGCCGATTTCGCGGAACGTGCGGTCCAGCACCGCCACAATGGCCGCGGCCTTGCGCTCGCGGTTGATGGCGAGGGAGCTCACAGCATGCCTCCTCGGTGGGCGAGCTCGCCGCGTCCAGCAGCCAACCGAACGGCGAACGCCTTAGCGCCTTCGAGCGTCAGAGCGCCGCTGAGCGCCGTTTCCGGGTCCCGCGAGTCGACGACGTAATAGAGCTCTCCGAAGCTCGGAATGACTTCCAGCGTCGTGTTGCCAAGACGGTACGTGGTCCTCTCGATCCACTGAGGGTTCACGACGCCACCCCCAGTCCCGGGTCAATCCACCCGCCACCCGCAGCCGCCGTGAGCATGAACACCTCGACGGCCGCGAGCGGGACGGTGCGGCTCGGCTCGAGCACGGCGCCGCCCTCGACGGCGCCGTCCACCGTTTCGATCCGGAGCGTGAGACCGGACACCAGCATCGGCGCGGCCCAGGTGCGCGGGCGAATGCGACGCGGGCCGGCTGCGATGCGCGCGGCGCGGTCCGTGAACGTCTCGACGCTGAAGCAGCCCTCGCACTGAGTGCGGCCGCGCGCGTCGACGAAATCATCGGTGCACGCGCAGCCGCAAGTCACGCAGCGCTCGGTGCCTTGGTTCGGGTCGCGCCAGCACGACGCGCACACGTCGTTGCCGCACAGCCGGAAGCAAACTTCGCAGTACATGCCCCCTCGCCCTCTCACGCGCTCTTGCGCAGCTGGACGACGGGGGCGACGGGGCCGCACTTGGCGACCGGGCGAAGGGATTCGAGTTCAACGCCCGTGGTCTCGACGACCGGGCGAGGCGGGATTTCGGAGCGGTGCTCCGTCCTGGTCAGACGGACAACGCCGCCGAACCAGGGGATTTCGAGGGAGGTGACGCAACGCATATGACTATCAGTAGCCAATCGGCTTCTAGTAGTCAAGCGGCGACCGTGAGAAAAGTCAGCTAGCCAAACAATGTCCGATGGGTCGTCAAATACCCCTGAATGTCCACAGCCCGATGGAGCTTCCATAAGCGGATGGCGGGCTGGTGCAGCGCTGATATCGAGGGTGAAGCGGAAGCTCTCTACAAGGCAGCCGGAATCGATAGCTCTCAGGGGGCAGCCCCAGCGTGGCTAGCCGTGCGAATTCTTGGGCCCGGTTCGGTTGTGCGAGTTCACTCGCTAATGCATGCGGGCGGGGGCTGCCTTACCCGAGTGCTCGGTGCGCCGCGCATCTACTACCGAAGTAGCCTTGCGCCGCAGCGCGCGGACTTCGTTGTCGCTCACGAGTTGGCCCATTGGGCGTTGGGCACGAGGCTCACTGAAGACGAGAATGACATCGAGTCTGCGTGCGATGCTCTCGCGGCCGCCCTGATCGCTCCGCGTCGCGCGTTCCTCGACGCGGTCCGGGCTTATGGCACGCGACTCCCTCGTCTTGCGCGAGCGTTCCAGACCACCGAATCGCTGACAGCTTTGCGGCTTGGCGAAACCACTGGCGAGCCGCTTGCGCTCGTCGCGCCACGTTCGGTGCGGGTTCGTGGCGCGATGTATTCCTGGCCTGGCGAGTCGCAACTGCGAGCCCTCGCGGCTGCGCGGCGAAGCGGTCCTGGTTTGCGCAACACGAGGCTGCGCGACGATCCGAGGCGAACGGTTCTACGTGCTGTTGGCGAGTTCTAGCGCTTGCCCGGCAAACCGCGCGGAGCGGGCGGCTCCGAAAAGGCCACCGCGGTTTCGCCCACGATTTTCTCGGGATGAATAAGGGCCAGGACGCGCTGCGCGAGCACGATGCTCACATCGGCGATGCTGCTGATTGGCTTGCCGATGTATTCCGACTCGCCGACGACCTGGTTCACGAAGCCAGGATGATTGGGAAACTGACGGTGGAGCGCATCCCGTACGATCGTGATCGCGCCGACTTCATCCTCACGGATGAGCCCGACCTGTCGGAGTCGAGCCTCGGTGTCCTTGGTGGCGATGCGCAGCTGCTCTTCGATCGGCGGCTCCACCGACTCGTAGATCGGGGCTGGCAGCGCTTTGGTGCCATCGTGCGTGATTCGACGCTGCGGCACAGTCCCGGTAGCCTCCGGCCAGGGTCCGCGACCAAGTAAAAGCCATTCCTCGGATACATTGAGGGCCGTCGCGATCTTGGCAGCGACTTCCGGGCGCGCGCTGCGGCGCTGGCCGCTGAAGAGCTTTCCGAGGTTCCCGTTCGAGATGCGGTGCTCCTCCTCAAAGTCTTTCACAACCGGCGGCCTGCCCCGGCCGTCACGCGGCAGACAATGGAAAGCGTACCAAGCGCGGGCGCCGATGCTCACGGTGGGGAGGTTGCCATATGGCTACCTATGTAGCGACAGGTTACCGGTTGACTTCCTGTAGCCCTTTGGCTATTCGTAGCCGAATGAGATTGGCGCGAACGCCTAGCCTGTCGAGCCGTGCGCTCCATGAGGAGCTGAAAGCCGAGGGCGCTGTTGCGCGCATGTCCGAAGCGACAGGGATCCATCGCACGCAGCTCTGGCGGTACGCCACGGGCCGCCGCAAACCAAATGCGGAACAGATCGCCAAGCTTCATCGCGCGACGGGTGGGCGTGTTGCGGCCGATGGTTGGGAGACGACCAGCGAGCTCGGAGCCGCCGAATGAACGCGCTCGCTCTCACTCAAGTCGAGGGTTGGACGCTCGCCACGTCGGGCTTCGACGACGGCGAGCCGCGCGTTCGTGATCTCGAGCTCGCCGAGCACCTCGGCTACGAGAGGCCGCGCGGCATTCGGGACTTGATCACCCGGCTCGTGCGCGAGCAAAAGCTGAGCGATTCCGACGTACGCCGCACCGTGCGGCGCACGCGCATCGGCGTCACCGAACGTGATGTGGAAGAGTTCTGGCTCACCGAAGCGCAGGCGCTGAAGGTGGTCGCCAAGAGCGAGACCGCGCGCGCCGATGCGATCCTCGACGAACTTATCCGCGTGTTCGTCGCCGTACGTCGCGGCGAGATCCTCAACTCCGCGCGCTTCGCCGACATGGCCACTCGCATTGAACGCATCGAGTCGATGATCGCCAACGGTGCGAGCGGCTGCATCGGTCCCGCGAACAGCTCTTGGATCAAGACGACTGTGCGCGAACTCGCCAAAAGCATGGTGCGCCGCAAGGAAGCGAAGAGCGAGCACTCCGCCCGCCGACGTATCTACAACGCGCTCGGCGCCCTTGTCGGCTGGGGTGGCCCCGCGCGTCCTTGGATCGCGCTGCCCGCGTACAAGTTCGGCGATGTGCGCGCAGTGCTGATTCAGCTGGTGCGCGATGCAGACGACCGCGCGAGTGCCGCGCAGCTGACCTTGCTGCCCGGCGGGAAGGGCGACCATGCCCAGTAAGCTGCGCACCCCTCTCCCGCCGACCAGGCGGGCCGCTGCCGCCCATATCCGCCGACTCCGTTGCGCACTCGGCTGGACGCAGGAAGACGTCGCAGAGCGGTGCGTCGGCGTGTCGGTGCGCACGGTGCGCGAGCTCGAGTCGGGCCGCGTGCGCATGACGGCGCTCGAGCTCGTCGAGCAAATGGAGGCGGACCTAGCCGCCAAGGATTTCGGTGCTGCATCAGCACGGCGAGATGACGTGCATCGCCTTCCTCGAGAGGCGAGCCGGGCGAACCCCGGTGCAAAAGGGCCGGTAGCGGGGGCAGGTCCCGCATGCAGCACCGGAGCTACTGCAGGCACGCCGCGAGGCGGCGACTGGGCTCATAACCCGGGACTAGCGCGGTGCGACTCCGCGGCCTGCAACCAGGACGGGCGCCATGGTGCGCAGCGAGATGCTGCGACAAGTGGTCCTGAAACAGCGCCCGCTCCTTCCGCTCGAAAAGAGGCTGCCTAAATGCCGATGGTCGGTCGCCCCATCGTCATCGACGGCAAGGTCGTAGGCATTGCGTGCAGCCGCGAGCAGCGCCGCACGTGCTCGACGCCAGGCTGTCACAACACCGCGCCCCTGCTCTGCGACTACCCGGTGACCCGCAAGGGTAAGCCGGCCACGTGCGACCGGCCGACGTGTAAGAGCTGCGCGCTCCACGTCGGCAAGGACGTCGACTACTGCGCGGTGCACGCGCGGCAGCACAAGCCCGCCACTTCGCGCTGATTCTGCGGGCCCCGCGCCCGGTCCCGGTTTTCGTCTCTCGTTCGTGGTCTCGGTCTGCTGGTCTTGGAGGTCGGAATGCCTGCTCACAGGATGTTCGCGCTCGCTGGCATCGTCGTACTCACGCTCCTACTCATTGCGTCGTTCATGGTCGGCGAGCTGGGATGGCTCGGCCACGTGCCGCGCTGGCTGACCATCAGCCGTGTGGGCTGGAGCTTCGCGTTTGGCAGCATCGCAGCCGGCTTCCTGCTCGGCGAGGCCTATGATCGCGCGGTAGCGGTCGCCAAGCGCTTCTGCATCGAGCGCGAACAGCTCGCTCTTCTGCTCCGTGACGCGCGTCGCGAGCTCAACGGGCGGAGCGGCATCCAACCGGTAGAGGACGGCGCGGACGATTGGGCGCTACGCGAACGCGCGGCCCGCGGGGGCAATACGCGGTGGCCGGAGGAAGTGTCGTGAGTGAGCAACTCTGGGCCGCGCTGCCGGTGGTCGGCATGTGCCTTGTCCTCCTCCTCGGGGTGAAGTGGCCATGACGCCCGGCCTGCAGTGGTACACGGACCCCGTCACGAAGGTGCGCTCGCGCCGCTGCGTGACGCCGCACGGTAGCGTCGGGTGCCACGGCTCGCGGGTGCTCAGCGGCAATCGCTGCGCGTTCTGCGGCCACCCCGCCGACAAGCCCGCACCCGAGGGCACCACCGACGTGCCGCCCGAGGCGCAGGCCAAGAGCTCCGGCGCACTCCGCGCCTTGCATCCGGTGTCCCGATGATCACGGAGATGCGCAAGCGCCAGCTCAAGTCGCACGCCGCGTTTCTGCGCGAGTGCTGGCAGCCACTCGGCACTGAGGGGCAAACCGTCCACGACGCGGCGAACGGACTGGAAGAGCTCTTGCGCGAGAACGCGCTGCTCGAGCGGAAGCTCGCGGACAGAAAGCAGGCAAGCGAATGAAGTGCGAAGCGTGCGACCATGGCGTCCATCGGGGCTATCACTTCTTTGCAGCGGCATACCGCGACCCCCCGAAGGGCTTCGAAGATGTTCATCGCGCACCTCTTTGCGATGTCTGCGGTTCGGGGCGCCTAACGTGGGATCAATTGGCCCAGGCGATTCGCGATCGCCGCGCGGCTAAGTCCACGCCTGATAATCCCGTGGACCCCGTCAACGGCTCGGTGAGCACGCCGTGTGACCTCACCCCGCAGGTTTGCGCGTGCGGCTGCCCGACGCTCTACGCGCGGGGGCTTTGCGGGGACTGTTTCGCGAGTGAGCAGCGAGGCGCGCGATAATGGGCCGCTTCATCTGCAAACTCGAGGGCAAGTACTTCGAGTATTCAACCATCGTCGACGCGCCGATCACGCGGCCGATGACGCTCGAGAGATTCTCGGCGTATTACCGCGATGAGTACGGGGCGAGCGGCTCACAGGACTTCGCCGAGCGTCTGGCTCGCGCAGATGCCAAGGGCACATCATCGCATCTCGCTGATTCATTCGAAGAAGTGATCCTACTGAACCGTGCCGGTGATGGTGAGACGGCCTGGACGCTCGACCAGTTCAAGCGCTGGGCGCGAGGTGAGACGTGACCGAGCCCAACACGCGCCAGGTCGAGGTCTTCGTCGAACAGCTGCACGACGAGATCGCGGAGATGCTCCAGCACGCGCCGGCGGTCGACGTCGCGCATGCGCTTTTGTTCCACGCGCACACGCTCGCCGCGCAGCACGGGTTTGCTCAGGAGCTGATGGCCGCGCACGAGGCGCTCGTCGAAGAGACCGAGACCGAGGAGCCGCGCGTGCCGGGCACGTACGGCGAGGTCGTGCTCGCGCGCGGCGCGGTCACGCCTGCAGCTTGCCGCCGGTGCACCGAATGCGAGGGCGAAGAGCACCACTTCAGCGCCGCGATGGTGAATGAGGCTGGCGACTACGAGTGCAAGCATTGCGACGCGACCGCGGTGCCCTGCGATGGGTGCGACGCAGCGGTGTGGCCGCCTCAGCCGGAGGATGTGTGCCGGGAGTGCCTTGCCCAGGAACCGGAGGTGCCCGCGTGAACGACATTCTCACAGTCGAAGACGTCGCCAAGCTGCTCCGCGTGAGCAAAGTCAAGGTGACGCGCATGTGTCGGACGGAAGAACTGGCCGCTTTCCGTGTCGGTCGCCTCTGGCGTCTGCATCGCGCCGACGTCGAGAAGTGGCTGGCGTCCCAAACCTCACCGAAGGTGGCTTGAGATGGCGGTTGTTGAACGAAAGCGCGCGCATAAAACGGTCTTCTACGTCGTGTTCACCTGGCAGCGAAAGCGCGTATGGGAGCACGCCGGCTCGGACCGGCGCGAAGCTGAGCGGCTCGATGCGCGGCGCAAACGCGAGGTGAAGAACGGCAGCTACACACCGCCCGCCGAATCCCGCGCCATCACTGTCGGACAATTCGCCGCCGAGTGGCTGGCGAAGCGGACGAACCGCAGCGCCGATCACGATCGCAGCATCGTCAGTCGGCACGTGCTCACGCGTTCCTTTGCAGAGCTGCCGATCGCCGAGACGCGTCCGCGCCACCTGATCGCTCTCATCGAGGAGCTGAAGCGCGAAACGAAGCTATCCGGCAAGTCGATTCACAACATCTGGGGCGCGCTCCGGACGATGTACCGCGAGGCGACGATCCGCGACCTGATTGCGAGTGACCCCTGCGTGTTGCCGCGCGGGCTCATCGACCGCCGCCCCGTGAAGCCGCGGGTTGCGTACGAGCGCGATGAGGTCGAGGCCGTGTTCAACGCTCCCCTGCCCGCGCGCCTGTACGCTTTCGCCACGGTTCTGTTCCTCACCGGGATGCGCCTTGGCGAGGTTTGCGGGCTCCGCTGGGGGGACGTCACTGGTGCCGCGGTCACGGTGCTGCGCCAATACGATGGGCAGCCGCTGAAGACCGACCGCCCGCGGGTTGTGCCGGTCCACCGGCTTGTAGCGGCCGCGCTCGACGAATACCGCGAAGAGTGGCGGCTCGTCTTCTGCCGCCAGCCGGGCAAAGACGACGTCATCTTCGCTGGCAAGGATGGCACGGCGGTCACGCGCTCGATGGGCTACAAGCTCTGGCGCCAGTGCTGCGCTGTGGCAGGCGTTGCGAACCGCTCAGTACACAGCACGCGACACACGTTCATCACGATGGCTCGCCAAGCCGGCGCGCCAAAGGATGTCGTCGAGCGCATCACGCACAATGCGACCGGTGATATTGTTGATCGGTACACGCACTCGCTGTGGGAGCCGATGGTCGCAGCCGTTGCTGCAATCACGGTTGATGCGCGGCGCGATCCGCGGCGCACCAATGGTTCCGGCGGAGAAAACGGGGGTTCTAGCGGAACGTCGAGTACGTTCGAGAATCAGAAAGCCGCCGTAGACGCGAATCTTTCGGTGGTTCGAGTCCTAGCGCCGGAGCCAGGAAACCCGCCCGTTGCCGCGTCTGATCAACGCGGGAGTCAACGGGCGGAAGAAGCATCCGCCGGGGTTTGGGCGCTCGCCCTAGCGGCAGAGACGGTCCTACGTCGTCGTGTTTTCGTTGTGCCCGGCGTCGTGGTCGGTCGCAAGCGGGTGCGCGATGCCGGCTGACGTGGTCGAGCTCGACCAGGCGCGCCGTGCGGCCGTCTCGCGCGCTGAGCGTCGCGGGCTTGCGCTCGTCATCCAGGCCGAGCCCGGAGCGGTTCGCGTGCTGGTTGGCACCGAAGACGACGGGGTCGAGCTCGGGCTTACCCCGGAGCTAGCGGACTCGGTTGCGGACGAGCTGCGCCGCGCCGCTGCGGACGCGCGGAGGGGTGGCCGTGGCTGAGCGTTCAACCGAGCGCTTCCCCGCTGACCGCGGCTTCGTGACCGGCGAGCTCCCGAAGGGGCCGAACGGTCGCAACTGCTGCCGGAAATGCGGCAAGGAGTGCGAGAAGAAGCGCCAGACCTTCTGCTCAAAGGAGTGCGTGCACGAGTGGAGGCTCCGCACGGACGGCGGCTACCAGACCAAGCACGTGCTCGCGCGCGACAAGGGCGTGTGCGCGCTGTGCGGGCTCGACTGCTTGGCGCTGCGGGAGGAGCTCGTGCGGGCGATGCGCGAGCTCCGGGCGGTCGAGTGGTGCGCGGAGCGGGGCATCCCGCGGCATCTGTGGTCGCGTCGCCTCTGGGAGATGGACCACACGATTCCCGTCGTCGAAGGCGGCGGTGCGTGTGGGCTCGAGAACCTGCGCACGCTTTGTTGGGCGTGCCACCGTGAGCAAACCACGCAACTAGCGAAGCGCCGAGCTGAGCGCCGACGCGGCCCGCTACTGCCCGGACTCGGAGGGGCGGATGGCAGCTGAGCACCCCCTCACCCGGCACCGCTTGCAGCACCTCGAGAAGCTGCTCGGTCGCGGCACGTCGTACACGACTCGCGAGCGTGAGCTCATCCTGAGCGGTGCGGTGCCCGAATGGGTTTTCCGCGCAACGCGTCTCGAGGGCGAGCTCGGCGAGCGGTCGAAGAAGGCCGCAGACGCGCTCGAGAAGCTGTTCCGCGACGTCTGGCCGAAGGTCGCAACGCCGGAGGACGACCGTGGGCACTGAGCTCGCCGAGGCCTTCGAGGCGTTGTCAGCGGCTTGTGCGCGCGTCGCGAAGGCGCTGCGTGCCGCAGAGCTGAAGTCGGCCAAAGTCGCCAGCGCTGAAACCACTGAGCCGCGCGCTCGCAAGCCCGCACGCGTCCCGGCGGTTGTCACGGCACCCGCTCGGAAAGCGCCGGCGCGTCGCCGGATTCTCGTCGCGCTCGCGCAATTCGGTCGCCCGATGAGCGCCGCACAAATCGGCGCGTACACGGGCCTCGCCCACAAGGGCGGCGCCTTCGTGAAGGAGCTCGCGCGACTGCGTGCCGAGGGCTGCGTCGAGGGACCGGGCGGCGCGGTGCGGATTACGTCCGCCGGGCTCGAGGAGCTCGGCGATTTCGAGCCGCTGCCCATCGGTATCGCGCTGTTCGAGTTCTGGTGCAGCAAGCTCGGTACCACCGCCGAGCAGATTCTGCGCGCGCTGCGACGCCTCGAGCATGCCTCGCTGGACGAGCTCGGCGCCGAGACCGGTCTCGCTTGTCGCGGCGGCGCGTTCACGAAGGCGCTCGCGCAGCTCCGCAAGATGGAGCTCATTGTCGGGCGCGGTTCCGGCATGTCGCTCGCGCCGGCGTTCAAGGCTGCGAGCGCGCCGACCGTTGGGGTGTTCGATACGAGTAGCGGCAAGAGCGTGAAGATCGATGCGCGTACGGGGACGGTGCGCCAGTGAACCGTTGCGAACACGGCTTCGTCGCGCCGCTTTGCGTGGTCTGCCACGTCCCGACGCGACTCCTGCGCAAGACGCGGCCAATCGGCAACGCCGAGCCGGTCTCGCGTGCGGGCGCGTATCGGTGCCGCTTCTGCGGCCAAACGAAGCCGCTGTCCGAGTTCTACATCATGCGCAGCTCGAGTCTCGGCCATCAATCGCGCTGCAAGACGTGCGACAACCGGACGCGCGGGCAGCGGATGCGTGGCGAGGTGGAGCGGTGAACCCCACCCGCCGAGAACGACAGCCACGTACCCGGAGCCGCACGCTCGGCACGCGGTACACGCTGCGCGAGGTCGAACGCCTACGCGCCGAGACGGCGGTGTTCGAGCAGCTCATCCCGACGGCTCACATCGTTCGTCCGCGCACCCGCGGCGAATGCGTGGAGGCTTCGCGCCCCTGCCCGTTCGTGAGTTGCCGGTACCATCTCTATCTCGACGTCACTCCCGCGGGTGGACTGAAGCTGAATTACCCGCTCGCTGAGCCCTGGGACCTGGCCGAGACGTGCGTACTCGACGTCGCCGATCGCGGCGCTGCGACGCTCGAAGACGTCGGCGCCTCTCTGAACATCACGCGGGAACGCGTGCGGCAGATCGAGGACGCGGCCGTTCTGAAGCTCTCGCGCCCGAGCACGCTAAAGGCGCTCATTGATTACCGTGACCATGAGTCGGCCCAACCCATCAGCACGCTTTCGGAAGCAGGACTGGAGAACGAATGAGCGCAGCTGCCACGGTCTTACAATTGGTGCGTGCGCACTATCGCCGCGATGAGAGCGCTTTCGCTGGTGCTGCAGCCGCCCTCGCGCGCAGCGCCAAGACGCAGCTGATCCGCAACGAGATCACTGACTTGATCCGGCGCGGCTTCCAGCAGCCGGCCGGCGCAACAGCCCCGACTGGCCGCGGCTTTGAGCCGCTGCCGCCTGCACAGCGACCGCGCCCAATTGGACCGCTCAATCCGCTCCCAACTATCGGTTTCGCGGAGCTGCTGCTCGAGCCGCAATTGCAGGCTTTTCTCGACGAGATCGTTCTCGAGCTCGAATATAGGGACGAGCTAGCGACGCGCAAGCTGCGCGCCCGCAATCGGTTCCTGTTTCACGGGCCGCCCGGCAACGGCAAAACGAGCTCGGCCGCGGCGCTCGCTAATGCGCTGGGCGTCGACGTGAGCACGCCCGCTCCATCGGAGGGCACGTGGGCCGTGGTCGAGCTATTCGGCCACGTCGCTTACGGTGCCTTCGTCGTCGAAGTAGAGCGCTACGGCGCCACCCTCGCGCGCCTGCACGTGCCGCTGCTCGAGCAAGCAGGCTGGCGCCTCATCACGGACGTGAGCGGCAAGTCGTTCTACCGCTTCACCGAGTGCTCCGAGGCCCACGCGCGCGAGTTCGAACGCCAGCGGCACTCGTGGCGCACGGATCCGTTGCCGCGCCTTCCAGCTGCTGAGTCCGACGACGAAGAGGATGACGAATCGGAAGACGATGAAGACGCTCCGGAAGAGCCCAACGAAGGGGACTTCGGCGTTTGAAGGCGTCGATCCTTCCCACGGGTTTTGTGGTCCGCGACGCGCTCGCGTTTGCGGACCACGTCCTTTCCTCGCCGCCGGCGCGCGCACACATCGAACGCCCCGCGCCTCGCGGTGAGCGGTGGGCTCGCTTCGCGCTGCCACTTGAGTTCTGCAAGCCGCAGAACCGCATGGCGCGCGCGGGCACGCAGGCTGCTGGTTGGGCTATCGGCAAGCTCAAGGAATCAATCCTAATCGCCATGCTCCTGCAGAACGGACGCGTGCGCGAGCCGCTGCCAGGGCGTCCGCAGGTCCTCTGTCTGCGCCTCTCGAGCACCGAGCCCGACAAGTACGCTGATTGGGCCAAGCACGCGATCGACCGTCTGACCGTCAAACATCGCGGGCTAGGGTTCCTGCGCGACGACCGCCCGCAGGACGCCGAGATCCACCAATGGTGGGAGCCGGCGCCGCGCGGCAAAGGCTGTGTGGTGATTGAGGTGCGCTCATGAAGTCCGAGAAGGCTCTAGCTCGCGAGCTGGCCAACGACGCCCTGCGCGTCGGCAAGAAGATCGCCCGCTCGCACTATCGAACCACCCGCGAGGTGTTCAGCGACGACCTCGCCGGCGATGTCGCGCGCTTCGCCGCCTTCCGCGTGCTGCGTCGGCGTCACCAGGAAGCGCGCCGGGAGCAAATCGAGTTTGCGATCGAGGAGGCGCTTACGCCGTGAGAGAGCCAATGGGTTACACGACGGGCTTCGTCTACTTCGCGCAGGGGCCGGGTGATCTCGATCCGATCAAGATCGGATGGTCTACGAATCCCTGGGTGCGGCTCCTCGAAATGCAGACGGCTAATTGGGCCGTCCTGCGACTGATTGGATTGATCGAAATACCGGTCAAGGACCCCGCAGCCGGAAGTGGCTACCAATCTTTGGAGCGCCGCTTGCACGAGCATTTCGCCCCTTTTCGAATACGCGGCGAGTGGTTCAGAGCTGAGACTGAACTATTCGCATACATCGACCAGCACACGAGGCGTGCGGCATGAGCTGGCTGAAGATCGACGACGGTTTCGAGGATCACCCAAAGGTGGAGCCGCTCAGCGATGCGGCGCACCGACTTTGGTCCCGCGCGGCATGCTGGTGCAAGAAGCCCACGAACGCGCACACGAACGGCTTCGTGCCGCGCGCGATGCTGCGCACGATTGCCAAGAACAGCGCGCCGCAGAAGAAGCTCGAGAAGCTCGCGCAGGAGCTCGTCGATGCGAAAGCGGGCGGCATGTTCGAGGTGGGCCTTTGGGAGCCCGAGGAAGGCGGCTGGCGCTTCCACGATTGGGCCGAGTACCAACCGGGCAGCGGAGAGACCGGCGAGCCCTCGGGGGGGATGAGTCGCAGTGAGGCGGCTCGAGTCGCGGGGCTCCGTTCCGCCGAGGTGCGTCGAGCGAAACACGGAACGGCGCAACCGCGTTCGAACGACGTCCCCTCGAACGTACCCGAACGACCGCCGAACGACTCCGGCACGTTCGAGCGAACGTCACCGACGACGTTCGACGATGTTCGACCGAACGACGTTCGCCGAACGGCTTCCGAACGTCCCGAACCTCCCGATCCCGATCCCAGATCCCGATCCCAGATTTCTAAAGAAGACGGACGTAAGTCTGAAGATCTAACAGGTTTTCCGCGCGAGGAGCCTGCAGACACGTACGTACGTACGCCCGATGTTCCGAGCGAGTGGGACGGCAGCGGCAGAGAGCAATCGTGCCCGCTCGACCTGCTCGACCGCGCTCGACGCCTGGGCGTCGTCGCGCAGCTCGCCGACAAGCTCAAGCAGCCCGAGGCGGTCATCGAGGACGCGTTCCGGGAGTTCGTGAGCTACTGGACCATCGGCGCCGGCATGGGCCGCACCAAGCGGTTCTGGATGCGCGAAGCGCGCGAACGGATCCGTCGGCGGGCGAGCGATGGGCAATTGAAGCCGCCTGGCGCCGTCGAGCACGAGTCACACAGCGAGCCCGCGCAGCGCCTCAGCGAGAGCTACCTCGCGGCCGCCAGGGCCCGCGTCGACGCGCGGATCGCCAAGGCGAAGGAAACCCAAACCGAGGACGAGGCGAAACATGGCTGAGCCCGCGCTGGACGACTTCGTGGAAGCGTTTGCGGACGAGGCACCGTGGTACGACGAGCCGGCGGAAGAAAGCGCGCCAGCGAGCCTGCCAGGCGCCGGCGTGCCACCCGAGCGCTACGGCGCGGCGCTCGCCGACGGCGTACCCCTCCCCGCGGACGAGCAGGCCGCGCTGCTCGTCGAGGTGAATCGCGAGTACCCGTACAACCCGCGGCTTCACATCGCGATGCAGGTCGACCTCGACAAGCTCAGGACGTTTAAAGACCGCAAAATGGCCGCGATGCTCCTCGGTTTGTGGCGCGCCATGCACCCGCGCTGGGCCTCGGAGGAGTTCAAGCAAGAGCGTGCGCGCGAGGCCGAGAAGAAGCGCGCCGCAGAGCACGCGCGCCTCGACAAGCTCGCCAACGACGCGCTCGCAAAGCGCTACGGCGAGGCAGCCGAGCAGCTCGCCAAAGCGGTGCTGTACGACGAGTGGCACAAGCGTCGTACGGACGAGCCCGCGCTCCGCGAGTTCGAGCGGGAGCTGCGGAAGCTTCGGAGGGCCGGGCGGTGAAACGGATCATTGTCTGCGGCTCCCGTGACTGGAGCGACCGAACGCGCGTAGTGACCGTGATCGGCGAATTGGAGCGTCGGCACCAGGTGGAAGGCTGTGTGATCGTGCACGGCTGTGCTGCTGGTGCTGACGCGATGGCCGCGCAGCACTGCGCGACGCTCGGCATCGCCACCGAGGAGCATCCAGCCGACTGGAGGACGCACGGCAGCGCGGCGGGTCCGATTCGGAACAGCAAGATGGCCGAGCTTGGCGCCGACGAGTGCATCGCGTTTTGGGACGGGAAGAGTCGCGGCACGCTCGACATGATTCAGAAGGCGGTGCGGCACGGCATTCAAGTGCGCGTCATTGCGCCGAGGAGCGGCGAGTGACCGGCGACGCGCGGATCCTCTGCACGTGCGGCGAGCCCGTGGCGGTTATTCCGTGGACCGATGAGGGCTGCGTGCGTCGGTATCGTTGCTGCGCCTGCGAGCAAGAGTCGGAGTTCTACTCGATCCGGATGCCCGACGGCTTGAAGGCGATCCGGCTTCGGCGCGTCGGGGTGCAGGGTTGGTACGACGTCGGGTACGTCGAAAGGAGTGAGGCGTCATGAATGAGCGTTGGCATTTTCACTGGCAAAACTTGAACGAGAAGCGCGGCGGTAGGCTCGGTTCACCGCTGCGGCACGGCCGCGCCTGGTTGCGGATCTTCGGCGGAACCCTGAATTGGAGTTGGCACCTACTGGGTCCCTTCTGTGGCGCATCAGTCAGCGCAACGCAGGCAGACGATCTTGGTTTCAAGCTGCACGCAGCCGTTCCGGGAGTCGCAGTATGGCTAACCGTCTCCGAGTTCGGCCCGATCAAATCAGCCACACGTTGGCTACTTCGCGATGCACGATACGAAGATCGCGAACTCTCGATCGGTGTGCACGATTGGACCGTCTTCTGGCGAGTATGGCGCGATCCGATGAGTTGGAGCAGCAACGTCCCGCGCTGGCGTCAGGGTGGTTTCCGAATCTTAGACGCTTTGCTTGGCCGCCAGAGGCATAGCGAACGGGAGATTTCGCGAACCGCGGTCAAGATCGCATTGCCCGAAGCTCAGTACGACGCCACCGTGCGCTTGTACGAGTCAACGTGGAAGCGCCCCCGCTGGTTCGCGCTACACCGCCTCGGATCAGAAGTCGAAATCGCGAAAGGCATTCCGGTCCCGGGCAAAGGTGAAAATAGCTGGGACTGTGATGGCGATGCCCTCTTTAGCCAGAGTGGTCCGCACTCCACGGTCGAGGCGGCGATAGCAAGCGTCATTGAATCGGTGCTGAGGTCTCGACGTCGACATGGTGGATCCGTCGAATGGCAACCGGAGCAGCCTGCGACAGCGACGTAGAATGCAAAAAACCCGCCGGGGTGAGCGGCGGGCCTTTTCGAGATCGCTGACCGGCAGACCTCGGAAGGGAACGTAGCACAGATGGCAGCGGCATTTCGAATTGGTCGTGAGAGCGTCCTCGAACAGGTGTCGTGCGTGCTCAGCAACGACGACGCGAAGGAGCTGAGGTGGCATCTACGAGGCGACGTCTTGTTCATGCCACAGGGCAGCACATTCGGTGCGCAGCTCGAGCGCGCTGCGATGACGTTCGGGTCGAAACCGTGCCGGAAGTGCGGTGGTAGACCCGACCGAGCGGGCAAACCCGGTCGTCCCGGAACGGGGTTCGTGCCCATGAACGGCAAGGCCTACCACCTGGAGCTGCGCGTGTTTCAGAAGTCGGAAGCGGAGCGGCTAGGCCTAACGGTGGTAGCGGCGAGCCAGTTGGAAGTCGCACGTCTGCTCGACATCAACGCCGTGACGCCCGCTCAAGTGCGGGAGTTCTTTCCCGAGCTCCCTGCGCTCGCATGTCGGGAGTGCCCGCGGTGTCGCGGCTGCGGGGTAATCGTCCGTAGTACCCGCGCGAGCGCTCGTCGTCCCATCACCGCCAGACCGACAGGCAGCAGCAAGCGGCCTGGAGGCGGGGGGGTCGAGCTGAACGAAGGCGACATCGCGCGGCGCGGGAAAGTGTCGCGACGGCTCGCCTACGCTCGCGCACGCAACGCGCAGGCATGCATGGCGCTCACGATCTACTACTCGCCGAACGGGTCCCTCGGGCGCATCTGGGTGCTGACGTCAGCAGGGCACAAGATGCTGCGTACGAATCCGCTCAGCCTAACCCCCGACGTGCTGTTCGCGAACGAACGCGAGGCGCAGCGGCTAAGCCCTAACGACCGCCGGCGCGCGCTGCTCGAAGCCGCGGACGAGCAAGCGCGCGCGCTCCTGTACGAAGGGGGCCGACTGTACAACGAGGCCCGATGAGCGCCGGGCACGGTGAGCAGCTCTGGACATACCGGCAAACCGCTGCGTGGCTGGGCTGGGGCGACACAGCAGCGGCAGGACGGAAGCTGAAGCGGCGCGTGCTCGCGCGGGAGCGTGCTCTACGTCGTCGAATAGCCGTACGGCTCGACGGCGCCAAGGCACCCAAGCACCGCCTCACGCGTTCGTTGGTGATGCGCTACCTCCCGGAGCTCCGCCGCTCGATCGTTGACGAGCTGTCGAGTAGTCTGAAGTCGTACCTCGACGAAATCGACGAGCGCATAGAGGACCGAACTGCCGCGTACGTCTCGGAACACGTCGACCCGCGCCTCGAGCAACTGTGGGAGCGAGATGAGCGCATCGCAAAAGCCGTCGACGAGTTAAAAATGCGTGTGCGTCGCCTCGTCGAAAAACGGTGAGAATCGGTCACAATCGCCCAGAATCGACAGGGGGTGAGCGCGTATGATCAGAGACACCGACGCGCGGGATCTGGGAGGGTTCAGCACGGCGCGTCAACGAGAACAAAACCAGCAAGCGCAGCCCAAGCGCTCCCACGCCTCGACCGGGCGACAATCGGTCGTAGGGAGACCATGGCACGCGGATCGAAGACGCCCGACGACATCGAGGCGCGGTTCCGGACGCACTTCCTCGCAAGCGGCAACGCGAGCGCGGCAGCGCGGGCAACGAAGATTCCGGTCGGGACAGGGCTCGACCTGGCCAAGAGAGCGCTGGAAGATCCGGCGTTCCTGAAAGCCCGGGAAGAGCTACGCGCACTGAACCTCCCTGAGGCCGAGGCGCTCATGATGTCGGCCATGCGAGCCGCACACGCGCGAGTCCTCACCGCGGACCCGACGCCCCAGCAGCTCGCAAAGCTCGCCGTCAAGCACGGCCTGAAGTCGTTCTCGTACCAGAACCCGAAGCCACAATACCTCCGAGGCATTGTGGATGGGTTCGGGAAGCTGACGGCACACCGACGCTTCGAGGCGGAGAAGACTGGCGAGATCGCAAATGGGCCCGCGGTCGTGATCGTCACGACACCGGAAGAGCCCGCGAACGATGCGGCGCCGACGCCCGAACCCGAGACGCGCGATGACGTTGCGTCTTGAGTTCGACCGGCATCAGTCGAGAGCTCTGCGGGAGGCGCAACCCGGAACGATCTGCACTTACCCATGGGGTCGTGGCTCTGGAAAAACGTTTTTCGGTCGCGGGCTGATTCACCTCAAGGCGCTCGAGCAGCCGGGTCGACACGTCGGCCTATTGCTCCCAACGCTCAAGCAAGCGCGGCAGGTGTTTTGGCCGGCGCTGTTTGCAGACTTCGAGGGACCGCTTCGGCGGCGCATTCGCGGCCGCGCAAATCGCACACTCCTCGAGGTCACGTACGAGAACGGCTCGCGGCTTACCACGTGGGGCGCCGAGAACGCCGGCGGCATCCGCGGACAGCGCTTCGATGTCCTGATCGAAGACGAGTCCGACGATGTCGATCCCGACGTCGAGCAAGCCGTCGTTCGACCGACGTTCAGTCGGGCGGGCATGAAAGCCCTGTGGGTGAAGTTCGGGACGCCGCGTCGCGGTCGTTCAGGCTCGCTCTATCGCTCTTACCGCAAGGCGCTCGCTCGAGTGCCGGGCTATCGCGGGTTTCGCGTCCGCTCGAGCGAATCGCCGCAAGTCGATCAAGCGTGGCTCGCGCAGGTCGCGGCGGACACGCCGCCCGATATCCTGAAGCGCGAATACGAGGTCGACTTCGACGCCGCCGGCGGTCTCGTCTACGGCGAGGTCTTCAACGAACCTTTTCACGTTCGCGAGCCCCCGCCGGGCGCTGTCGCGAATCTCATCCTGTTCGGTGGCGACCACGGCTGGGAAGATCCGGGCGTCCTACTGAACATCGCGCTGTTTGGCTCTGGCCGCGAAGCGGTCGGCTACGTCGTCGACGAGATCTACGAGCGGCACCGCACCGAAGACTGGTGGACGGAACGCGGTCGCGAGTGGTTCGAGTGGTATCCCAATCACCGTTTCTTCGCTGACCCGTCGCAGCCCGCACGCGTCGAAGCCTTTCGGCAAAAAGGCGCGCGCGTCCAAGACGTCGACAACTCGATCGACGACGGCGTGAGCGCGGTTGCCGATCGGTTCTTCACTCGCCATCGCCTTGACGCGGAGGGCAACCGAGTCGGCGAGCCATTCTCGCGGCTCTACGTGAGCCCGCGCTGCATCAATCTCCTGACCGAACTCGGCTGCGATGCCCGCACCTACGAGGGTCGCAAGCCGCTCGACGGCATCGGGCCGTACATGCGGAAGCGTGACCCCGACAACCCCGAGCGCTTCCTCGACGAGATCGTCGACAAGAACAACCACGGCTGCGACGCGCTTCGCTACGCGATCTTCAACCACTTCGGCAAACCGGACCGCAGCGCCGCGGGCATGCCGCACGACGCGATTTGATGTCCGATGGCCGAGCTCCTCCCCGAGTACTTCTGCGAGCTGCCGCGCTACAAGCGCCTGAGCAAGCTCCGCGCGTACTACGAAGACAAGCAGTACGCGGGGCGTGCTGACTTCTTCACGGGCCTGAAGGGCAACGAGGGCGGAAAACCGGTCCCGCTCCGTGAGCGCGCGCCCTGCATCATCTATCCGCTGCCCAAGGGCGCGGTAAACCAAGTCGTCAAGTTCACGTTCGGGAGCAAGCGCTTCCCCGCGCTGAAGGTCGAGGCCATCGAGCCCGACGAAGCGGTCGCGGACGAGCAGCTCAGCGAAGACGACGCGGCGACGCTCGAGAAGTTCCTCGCGGCGCTCGTCGACCGTTGCCACATCCGGCCGCTCATGCGCCGGCTCATGCGGCCAGGCCTCGCTGTCGGGGGCGTGTGCGCGATTCTCGAGCTCAAGGCGGGCCTCTTCCGCGTTCGGAGCGCAAACGTCGAGGACGTCAAGCCGACGTTCCGCGACGGCGACCCCACGCAAGAAGTCCTCGCGGTTACGTGGGTCTACCAGTACACGAAGTCCATTCCGGACGAGCAGGGCCGCCCGACATCGAAACGCTTCTGGTTTCGACTCGACGTTGACGCCACGGCGTACCGGGAGTTTGCAGAGGTCGAGGTGTAGCCGAACACTGCGATGGTTTGGCGCGAGTCGAAGGTCACCGAGCACGGGCTCGGCTTCTGCCCGGTACTCTGGATTCGCAACGTCGAAGACGAGGACAACGGCGACGTCGACGGCCAATCGCTCTACGAGGGGCTCGAGGACGAGTTCGACGCCCTGAACTTCGCGCTCTCGCAGCGCCATCGTGGCATCAACTTTTGGGGCGTTCCGCAGCCGTGGGAATCCGGGGTCGAGGACGACGACGGACCTGACGCTGGCGGCCGCAAAGCCCGCACGGTGCCGTTCAGCGCGGCCGCGTCGACGGGGCAGAAACCCGTCGAGGCAACGGCGCCCGCGCGTCCGATCAGTCCCGCGAACACGTGGCGGTACCGGAGCAAGGACGCGAAGATCGGGCTCCTCGAAACGACCGGCAAGGCCTTCGAGTCCGCGTCGCTTCACGTCAACGACATCCGCTCGCGCGCTCTCGAAGCGATGTCGGTCGTGCTCGTGAACGTGTCCGAGATCATGAATCGGACCAGCCAGGGGCAGATGAGCGCCAAGTTCTTGGAGCTCGCCTATGAGCCCTTGCTCGCGCTCGTCGACGAAATGCGCGAGTGCTGGTGGCCCAACGGCCTCAAAGCTCTGCTCTCGATGATGCTCCGCATGGTCGCGGTCCTGAAGGGCGCGAACATCTGGATCCCCGGCGCCAAGAAGGCCGCCGAGATCCTTCAAGGCTTCACGATCGAGACCACGGTAGGGCCGATCTGGATGTGCCCGCCCATCGCTGCACAGTGGGGCGACTACTTCTCGGCTGACCAGGACGAGATCGGCAAAGCGGTCGACAACGCCGTCAAGGCCAAGGACGCGGGGCTCGTTCCCGAGGACGACGCCGCCCGCTCGGTGCTCCCGTACTTCGATCGCCACGACGTCAGCGACGCCCTCGAAGAGCTCGAGGACGAACGCGACGAGAAACAGGCGCTCGAAGCAGAGAAGCGCCAGAACGAAGCCCTGCTGTTGCACGGGCTAGCGACCGGCAAGGGCAATGCTCCGCAACAGCCAGGACCGCCAGGAGCAGGCGGAAAGAAACCGCCGACGCCTCCTGGCAACTGAAGCGGCGGCGCTTCTACTGTTTCGCGGCCGCAAACGCGCGGCCGTCACGGATTCGCTCAAGGGAGGGCGAAGCCTTGAGAACACGGCGGAGACACTCCGTAGCACGGTCGCGCAAAGCATCGTGGTGGTGCGCGGGATGGGTCGCGCGGCGGGGCTCGACCAGCTCAACACCGAGCTCGGTAGCCTCGATCTCGACGCCATCGCGGCATCGGATGCGCTCGGCTCTTACGACGCCGCGCGGGCCGCGGCGATCGCCAACCGGTATGCGACGCGCTGGCTCGAGCTCGCGCGCGACGTAGCCGGGCAGAGCGCTGCCGAGCGGGTGCTCGCCGGCCACGCCGCAAATGAGTCCCTCGACTCGCGCGATCGCATGATCGCCGCGACCGAGACGGCGGGCGGCTTCAACGACGGGCGCTCGCAGGCGATTGCGGGTGCGCACGAGGGGCTGACGCTCCTCAAAGTCTGGGACGCGCAACTCGATGCGTGCCCGATCTGCGCGGCCGCGGACGGCACGATCGTCGGTATCCACGAACGCTTCGCGCTCGGTGAGCCCGGCAGCGTGCATCCGTGGTGTCGTTGCGTCTGGACCCTGCTCACGATGGCCGAGCACGGCACGGACGCGCTCATTGAGCCCGCGCCCGTTCAACCGGTGTTCGCGCCAGCGGCGAGGCCTGCCGCGGCCCCGAAACCATCGCCGTTCCGCGGCGAGCAGGTAGAAGGCGGCCGACTCGCCGTCACGCCCGAGACGAAGGCGTGGGCCAAGAAGCTCGACATCTCGCTTGGGTCCCTCGGCAAAGACGGCGGCAAGGCCGCGCGCGAATCACTTCGCGAAATCGTCGAGTCGCACGGCTTCATCAGCCGGGACTTCGAACGCGGCGCCCCCGACGCCCTGCATGTCGTCGACATGCCGTTCGCGGGTCTCCATCACTGGGACGGCAAGATCGAGATTGCGCCGAAGACGCTCATGCGTTCGCGCGCGGGACTTCGAAAGCTTCAGCTCGGATTCAGCCCCTCCAAAGAAGAACAAGATTGCATCGCGGCTCTCATCCACGAAGAGCTGCACGGCACCTCCCCGCTCCGCGGCTCTGCCTATCAGGGCGTAGGGGCGGCACTCGAAGAGGCCACGACCGAGCGCGCCGCGCAAACGATCGCGCGCCAGCTGTTTGGCAAATACGAGAGCAGCATCTACGGCGACGAAATCGCCGGTCTCCGAGAGGTGCTCGGCACGCAAGCGACTGAAGCTCAGATTTCCGAGCTGCTCGACGCCGGCATTCTGCGGCTCAAGCGCCTCGACCGCATGGCGGAGACGCCCGACCAGCATGTCGCGAACTTCGTCCGGGGCCTGAAGCTCACGCCCGCGCAGCGCACGCGAGTGCAGCGCGAGCTCATGACCACCGAGTGGTGGAAGCCGGGTTTCAAACCCAAGGCTCTCCCCAAGGTCACACGCACCCGACCAGCGCTCACCGCTGAAGCCAAGGCCGCGAAGCTCGCTCAGCAGCGGGCCATCAAGGAGGCCGAGCGAGTCCGCAAAGCTGAAGAGCGCGCGCAGATCGCAGCGGAAAAGAAAGCCGCTCGCGAAGCCGAGAAGGCTGCCGCGAAAGCGAAGCGCGAAGCGGAACGCGCGGCTGCCAAAGCCGAACGAGAAGCGGCCAAAGCCGCCGCCAAAGCGGAACGCGAGCAAGCGCGACTTGCGGCCCGCGAAGCCAAGAAGCGAGAGGCCGAAGAAAACAAGGCCATCGCCAAAGAGCTTCGGCGGCTCAAGATCGAAATCAATGCACCGGTGCCGCGTCTACGCGAACATTGGCGCAAGACCTTTGCGGGGGCCGAGTTCAAGCCGAGCGATGTTCGAGAGATCCTCGGGCTCCCGGCGGAGTGGAACGGCAAGCCACTCAAAGTTCGTTCACGGGTCAACGTCGGACTCGGCGGCGGCGGACTCAGCGTCGACGGTAGCAGCGCCGGGATCTCGATCAGTCGTACGTTCCGACCGGGCCGCGCTCACCACGATTACTTCTTCCTGGACAAGAAGCTCCAAGGCAAAGGCCTCGGCAACGCGGTGCTCCGCGGTCAGGCTAACGCCTACACGCGACTCGGAATCAAGACCGTCGATCTCGACGCGGCGGAAGTCGGCCGATACGTTTGGCCGACGATGGGCTTCGAGCCTGACGCTGCGGGCCTCGCGAAGTTCAAGAGTGAGTTCGCGCTCTTCCTGGCGAAGGAGGGGCTGCGAGTTCCGCCACTCAGCAAGGTCACATCGCTCGAACAAATCGCGCGCATGCAGCATAAGGGCCGCAAAATCGGCAAGGAATTCCTGCTCGGCCCCGCCCACCAGATGGAGCGTTTGACGCAATCTCTCGACAGCCTCATAGATCATCTGAAGTGACCGAACCGAAGCGAAAGCCCGTCGAAGAAGACTTGGTCGGCGATGCCGATCGGGCCGTCGAGCAGGCGCCGCTCGAGCTCGAGGACTTGTACGATGACGACGAGGCCGACGAGTCCCTACGACATAGCGCGGAATGACATCGCCGCCGCGCTGCGCGTGCTCCGCGAGCATGCCGCGGTAGGGCCCGTGGCTCCGACGGTGCTCCGTACACTCGCGATGCTCCAGGACCAGCCCAAGCGCTTCCTCGATGCCGCCAAGTCGGTCCCGCACACCGTCGCGGACTGACCACACCGTACAAGGAAATCACGAATGACCGCAGCTCACTTCTGCGACAAGACGGGTGCGCGCATTGCCGCGCCCGGTGTGTCGCTCGCCGTCGACAGCGATAAGGGACACCACGAGGTCGATACACCCGATGACGTGCATCCCGCGGAGCCCAGCGAATCCGATGTCGGCGCGATAATCGATAAGTTTCACGCGGGCATCAAAGCAGCCCACGAGAAGCTCGAAGCCGTCACTGCCGAGCTCGATGCCGCCAAGGCCGACGTCGCGAAGCTCACGGCCGACAACGAGAGTCTCGCTGGCGCCAACAAGGCCCTGAATGCCGAGCTCGATGCCGCCAAGGCCGACGTCGCGAAGCTCACGAGCGCCCTCGACGCCTACAAGTCCACCGCTCCCGCGCCGACGGCGCCGGCAGCTACGCCCGAAACCCCGCCCGCGCCCACCCCAGGCCCCAAGGCGAAAGCCCGATAACGGAGAGCCACCATGGCAGTCGTAAACGGAACCGTCCACAGCGTGCACACCATGAAGTCCGACTACATCGGCTCGGCCGTGCCCGTCCAAATCGCCGAAGTCTTGTTCACGCTCCCGACAGCCAGCACCTACGCGCAGGCCGACAACGCGCAGCTGCAGGGCATCGCGACGCTCATTCAGAACAGCCGTCGCAACGGCAAGACTGTGAACTTGCTTGGCGCGATGATGAGCCAATTTGCTTCGCAAGACTCGGATCGTACCAAGTACTTCGGTCTCAAGACCGTAGCGGTCTCGGGTGCCGACGTGACGTTCGAGGTCACGGACAACAGTACCTCGACCGAACTCGCGAACGGTGCCGTGCCTGCGCAAGACCGCCCGTTTGGGCTCGCGATCGCCTTCTACGAGTCCTGAGCGGTAGCCCATGAACGTCGCGCTCTGGTTCAGGCGAGCCGGGCGCGCCGATGGGCTTTGGTGGACGCTGTCCGTCGACGGTGTCGAGCGGCACGCGAGCTCTGTGCTCGGCGCCGCCGCCTTCAAGACAGATTGTCTGCCGGGGCCAAGCCCGGATACGCCGCTGGATGAGCGGCGCAACGTCGTAGTGCTCGTCGCCATCGATCGCATTGAATGGCGCGGCACCGAGGCGATCATCCATTCGCTACTCGGCGGTCAAAGCGACGCCGCCGAGTGACGTAGTCCGAGTCGCAATCTCCACGGCTCTCGCGGCCGACAATCGCGAGTAGGAGAGCAATGCTACGCAGAATCGTAATCCTCTTCGCCACTGAAGTCGGCGCGGGGGGCGGTGGTGGTGCGCCTGCGCCTACGCCCACGCCAGCGCCCGCCAATCCGCCCGCACCCGCGACCCCCTCCCCAGCTCCAGCGCCCACGGCGGCTGAATCGGTGTCGATGACGCCGGCACAGCTGAAAGAGCGCCTCGCCGAGGAGCGCGGCAAGGGTACGGCCGCGCTGCTCAAGGATCTCGGGTTCGAAAAGCCCGACGACCTCAAGGGCGCGCTCGGCAAACTGAAAGAGCTGCAGGACGCGTCGCTGAGCGAGAAAGAGCGTTCCGACAAGAAGCTCCAAGAGCTCACGACTCGCACGACGCAACTCGAGGCGACCGACAAGCTGTTTCGACAAGTCGTCGATCAGCAGTTCGCGAAGCTGCCCGAAGCTGCCCAGCAAGCCATCGACGTTGTCGCGAACGGTGATCCTGTACAGCGCTTCACGCTCATGCAGGTCGCGGCAGCGATGCAGACCGCGCCGACGCCGGCAACGCCGACAACCCCGCCGGGTCCCGCGCCGAAGCCGCCGCCTGCCAGCAGTGGGCCCGGCCCCAATCCGGCGCCAAGCGCGGCGGCGCAAACCAAGTTTCAGGAGTGGGAAGCCATGAAGGCTCGCTCTCCGATGCTCGGCGACATTTTCTACCAAAACAATCAGCGCGAGATCGAGCGCACACGCCCGACCGCCTGAATCAACAGCGCGAGCCAACGCCGCGCACATGAAGGTTCGACGCCCCATCGGGCGAAGGAGTATCTAAATGGGACTCATTAGCCGAAGTTCTCTTCCGCAGAACTTCCTCGATTCTGCATCCACGGGGATGCGGCTTCCGACGCCGGAACCGCAATACTTCTTCGCCAAGATGGCGATCGGCATGCGCATCACGCTGGCGGCTCTTGCTGCAGGCGTCTCGACAGCGCAGCAGTTCGTCACGATCGCTGGCGGCGGTGCGCAGTTGCCGCCCGAGCTCGACGACATGGCGCGTGCCGCGGACGCCTATCCCGAGGCGGTGATTGCCGTCGACGAGTTCGGCAAAGACGCTGGCGACACCGTCAAACTCTGGCGCGACGTCTACGAGGGCGGCTTGTATACGCAAGCCGGGCGTCTGCTCGGTGAGGACGTCGCGATCAGCACGACGGGGCAGAACATCAAGGCCGAGGAAGTGCCTGTCGTTCTGAAGGAGTTTTACGGACCTTCGAACGCCGCGGGCACGTCCGTGCAGCCCTACGCGATTAAAGACTTCGATGCGAAGTATCGTCGCAACAAGGAGCAGCTCGCCGGCAAGGTCACGCGCTATCTGCGTCGAGACTACGTCAAGTGGCTCGATGCCGTGATCCGGGATCTGTTCCGCTGCAACGGCGCGAACACGAACCTGACCTTCCCCGACGGCATCACGCAGGGCAGCGACTTCGTCGCGAACGGCACCGCGTATATCTCGCTCCAGCAGATCCTGAACGCCCGCAAGGCGCTGAGCGATCGCGAATGGCGAAAGTTCTCGAACGGGCGCTACATGTGTATCGTCCCGACGTCATTCAACACGCAGATGGTCGGCGACGTCGACTATCGTGAACTGAGCAAACTGCAGGCTCAGGGCCGAAACCTGATCTACGGCTACATCGGGTCGATCCAGGACATCGACTTCTTCGAGTGCACGACGCTCGCAACCTACGCGGCAAGCGGTGCGACCGACACCGCTCTGAACAGCTCGAACGTGGCCGCAAACGTGACGCTCAATGAGGCTCTGCTGATCGGCCCCGGCGCCGTCGGCATGGGCACGGCGGTCAACGAGCAGAGCGGATCGATCGGACCCGAAGTGCGCTTCGCGGACGACACCAACTACGGCACGCTGGCAAAGATGATCTGGTACGTGATGCACGCGTTCCAGACCCTCGACATGCGCGGCGTGCAGCGCATCCCGTTCCAGATCTGAGGACCGATGGCAAGTCAAGCCCCCAACAGGAATGCGGTCGCGCGCGCTTCTGCCGTTCTCACGACCGGCGAAGTCGCGGCGGCAAAGTTCGATCTCAACGAGGCCTTCGATTCGCAGGTCTCGGTGCAGGTCGACTTCACACTGGGCATGCTGACCAATGTCACGCTCCGCGGCTACGTGTCGATGGACGGGACGACTTGGTACAACCTGTCGAGCATTCTCGGTGGCGCGACGAGCGCCGCCCTCACGGCCGACGCCGCGATCGGATACGTGTTCCGTGCGCCGGGCTGGAAGTGGTTCCGCCTGACCGCGCAAGGCTCGGGCACGGTCACGAACTCGCTGCTGGCGCTCACGTATCGCTGGCTGCGTCGCGGCACGCAGATGTGAGGACGGGCGCGTCCACGTGGCGCGCCCTCTCCTACTCGTAGCTCTGGAGCGCTGAAACCATGTCGATGTCAGACGAGGAGATCGAGAACACTCGATTCCACCTCGGCTACGGAAACTTGGACTTCGGCGCCTATCCGTATACTGCGGACGGATTCAAGTCGCTGTTCGAGCAGGTCGTGGCGCCGAATCTCACGGTCGGCGACGAGACCACCGCGACGACAGCGGTCGCGGCGGGCAGCACGACGGCGGTAACGCCTGTCTCGATGACGGGGATCGGCCTCCACACGAGGCTGGTCGTCGACGTCGGAGACGCGGTCGAGACCGTTGTCGTGCGGTCGGTAACGGTGTCGTCGTTCACGGCGACGTTCCGATTCGCGCACGCCGCGAGCGGTTACCCGGTCTGCGTGCAGAGCGGGCACACGCGTCTGCGGCTCCTGCTCGCGCAGGCCGACAAGGCGTGGGAAGCGATTCTCAGTCCCGATCTCGGCGCCGCTGCAGGCATCAAACAGGTCGACAAGGGCGACGTCGTTTGGTTCGAGGGCTTCCCGATCCTGCGCGACCGCACCTCCCACTACAAGGCGATCGTTCGCCAAATCTCTTTGCTGACTCGCGTGCCGCCGCAGTGGGAATCCGAAGGTGGCGGCGGCGGTAACGCGGCGCTCGAGGTCTACTGATGTCGCTCAAGGAATATCTGCTCAGCGACACGTCGCCAGCTGCGCCGGGGACCGTTGTAAGCTCAGCTGTTACGGGCGGGCTCTCGCAGTTCGACTGGTTCACGCTCGACGCCCTGCTGACCCAGGCCACTGGTGGGACGCTCGACGTCTACCTGCAGCGTTTCGTCGCGACCCTAAACGAGTGGCGAGACTGGGTGCATTTCACGCAGCTGGCAGCCGGCTCGGCCTCGTTCCGCTACACGCTCGACAGCCGCATGGCCTCGACTTCGATCGTCGCTGTCGGCCAAGGCTCGAGCCCCGCGATCGCAGCCGGCACGATCGTCTGCGCCCATCCTGGCGACAAGGTGCGCCTTGCATTCACGGCGGGGGCGAGTACGAGCGCCGGCGCGGGCCAGAAAGTCGTGCTCTCGGGCTGGAGACGGCGGTGACGCTGGCCGAATCGCTGCGTCCGGCCCTCACCCAGGCGCGGTCGATCGCAGGCACGCTTGGGCTCCGGCCCCACGCCGTCGAACTCGTGACGGTCTCGTCGTCGGGCTCCCACGTCGGCGACGGCACGGTGACACGCGACGCAACTCCAATCACCGAAGCGAACGGGCAGCCTCCGAAAGTCCGCTGGCTCTCCAACGAAGAGATCGCGGTCGGGCAGTTGCCCTCGGGCTCGATCGAAATCGGGCCGATTACCCACGCTTTCGCGTTCGGAGGCACGGACATAGCATCGCTCGACGGCAGCCAGCTCCAAGCCATGCAGGGGCGGCAACTGAGGATCACGGGGCCGCAGCACCCGCACGGCGCCCGCTACGAGATCACGAACGTCAACGCCGAAAGCGCGCTGCATATCACCCTGCAGGCCAAACCGATCGCCGAATCGCCGTGACCAATGTCCCGCCAGGACTCGATCTTCCAGGGCTTCGGGGCCCTGAAGTTCCCGCTCAATTCTGACGACATCACGGATGGGCTCACACCGCTCGATCCGGCGCGCAAGATCCTGATCGACCTCTTCGAGGCTGCGATCAACGCCGAGCTCGGAAACGTCTGGCAGAAGGTCGTCGGCCGTAGCGCCGCACCGGCCATCACGGGCCAGCTCGACGGCGGCAACGCTCATCCGTTCTTCGATACCCTTCCCGTCGCGTTCAAGCTCGAGCTCGAGCCCAACGCCACGACGCTCCTACAACTCAAACCCAAGTTCCCGATGCTGTGCGTGCACCGCGCGGGCACGGGCACCTTCGAGCCGCACACGCTCGAGGAAGATCGGCTCGTCCAGCCCTGGGACGTCCACTACGTGCTCGGGCCGCTCGACGTCGCGGACCTCCGGAAGGTCGCGGATATCTGCGTGCCGATCGCCAAGCTCCTCCGCATGGTGGTCCGGCAGCGCGGCCACAAGTCCTACCAGAGCGGCGCGCTCCAGTTCTTTCCCGGCGCCGGCGGGCTGATGGCCGTCGACCTCGAGTCGTTCGAGGGTCCCGGGCAGGCGCGTTTCGCCGGCGATGAGAGCGGGACGCTCTACTACGCGATGACCGCGCACCTCAAAACGAGCGAACTCACGAGCGACGATAACTCGGTGTTCCCGGACGCTGAAGGTACCGACTTCCAGATCGGAGTCGGGAACCAACTCGAGATTCTACCGGGTCTCATCTACGCCAGTTCGGACGTTCCACTCCAACAAGGCTGATTCGAATGCGCGGGCCGATCGTCAATCTCGATGAGATCCGGCGCGCGCATCAGCACTTCCTCGCCGCTAACCAGCGGATGATCGTCGAAGCTGCGGACCGCGCGGGCGATCACGCCGAAGAGCACGTCCAACGCTACGCGACGTTCAAGCGCCGGACCGGCAAGCTCCAGGACGCAACGCGACACCGCGTCGTCCGCACGCGTGGCGGGCACCTGCTACGCATCCAGAACCCCGCGAAGTACGCAGCCGCGATCGACAGTGGTGCGCGGCCGCACCGCATCGTGGCGCGACGCGCGAAAGCCCTGCGCTTCATCGGACGCGCGGGCGGCATCGTGTTCCGGCAAGCCATCAATCACCCTGGCAACAAGCCCTACAAGTTCTTGTACCGCGCCACCAATGCCGCCTACCGCGTGCTCGGCGCAGACCTCGCAAAGCACATGACCGAGCTCGCGGCTCGGTTCTGAGGAGCAGTCGATGAAATTGCGCTTCTACGCGCGAGGCACTGACCTCGTGTACGACCCGCGTGTGCCCCGCGCCTACCAGCAGCGGCCGCATTACGTGGGACGCGACTTCGTGCCCGGTAGCAAGGGCGTCGGAGCCCAGCACCCGGCGACCAAAGAGCCGTTCGAAATCGACGACAGCGAGCCCGGTGCCGAGCACCTGATTCGCCTGACGTTCATCGATTCGTCGCTTTGGCCCGCTGATGAGGCCACCGCAAAACGTTGCAACGTGGCCTTCGTGCCCGTCGAGCTCCGTAACGGCGTGTACGTGGCGAAGGACCAGGCGCAGCTCGAAAAGGCCGCGGCTCCCAAGGCCGCAAAAGCTTCCGAGCAGGGGAATAGCTGATGAGCGCGATCATTCCGATCACGGGCATTGCGGCTGACTTCCGCGTGCCCGGCACGTACGCCGAGATCCTGTTTGCGCAGGGCCCGTCTACGGCCTCGGCGCCGGCGCGCGAAGTCGTGTTCGTGATGCCGAAGCTCTCGACGGGCTCTTGGACCGTCGCGACCCTGTACCCGGTCAACAACGAGCAGGACGTCATCACGGGCGCGGCTTCGGGCTCGCCCTTGCATCGGGGAATCCGCAAGTTCCTGCAGGCCAACAAGACCTCGAAGGTTTGGGCATTGCCGGTCGCTGAGACCAGCGGCGGCTCGCCTGTGGCCGCAACAGCGACGGTCACGCTCACCAACAACGCGACGGCCACCGGTGCGCTCACGGTTCGCGTGTGCGACGAGGATTGCACGTGCGTCTTCGCTACCGGCGCCACCCCCACCCAGATCGGCGATCTCATCGTCGCCGTCATCAACGGGAAGACGTGGCTGCCCTGCACGGCCGTGAACGTCACCGGGACGATCACCCTGACCGCGAAGCTCAAGGGCGTCTCGCAGGGCACGGCAACGATCGGTGTCATCCGACTTCGAACGTCGATCACCGCCGGCGTCGGGACGACCGTCGCGCAGAGCGGGCTTTTCCTGGGTACCGGCGCCGCAGGTGTCGAGGGCTCGACCACCGAAGCCGCGAACCTCGCTACCGCGCTCGCTAGCCTGGTCTCGACTCGCAAGTACTACATCGTTTCGTCGGCCAACGACGCCACGAGCCTCACCAACATCCAATCGCACGTCGCGACGAAGTCGGAGCCCAAGCAAGGGCTACGGAGCGTGGCGATCACGGCTTGGACCGGGAGCCTCGCGGCTGGCCAAACACTCGCGACGTCGCGCAACTACGAGCGTCTGCAGATTGCGTGGCAGCGCAACAGCGACCACGACTGCGCGGAGATCGCGGGCAACGTGGCGGCGATCCGCCAGAAGTACGAATCCCTGGATTCGGCCTTCAATTTCGCCAGCTACAGCGATTCGGACTGGCTCATCAACCCCGCCTACCTCAACGCCGATTGGCCAACCCCCGACGAGCAGAACGACGCAATCACGGACGGGCTCATGCCC